CGCGCTCGTGGAAGCGCCTGGTGTGGCGGCGACGGAGTTCTCTTGCGCGGCCCCATTCTCAGACACCCTCTCCTTTAACCCTGGGTCCTCGACCCAGGTTCCACCCCTCAGTTACGCCTTCCTGTACGGCGTGACAGCCTGGCCCGCCTCGGGGAACGCGGCAACCTTCCTGAACATTGCTAACGCCAATACAAACTGGATCGGGACCGGAGCGGAAGGCGGGATAAGCAATACCATCCTGTTTCAGGGAAAGCTCCATGACGGGAACGGGTTCCTGTACTGGTATGCGGCTGACTGGATGCAGATCAATGCTGACCTCAACCTATCGAATGAGGTCATCAACGGCTCCAACAGCTTCCCGTACCTGTATTATAATCAGCTCGGGATCACCCGGCTCCAGAACCGGGCGATTCAGGTGGCCCAGCAGTCCGTGGCGAATGGATTGGGGAATGGTTCGGTGATCGGGACGAAGTTGCCCATCGCCCAATTCACTTACAACTACCTGAACGGCGACTACATCGGCTACATCGCCATCAATGCTGAGCCGCTCCGGGTGTATGTGAGCGAGAACCCGACTGACTATCCGGCGGGTATCTATCGGGGATTGACTTGCGTCTTTACTCCCAACTCAGGCTTCCTGCAGGTGATCTTCAACCTGAACGTCACCAACATTCTCAATCCAACGTAAGGGGTTAGGTCTTGGCTAATCCTCTCGTCCCTCAAGGCACTCTGAATAAGATACGAGCGGCTGGATTGTTTATCACCAATCCACAGCTCAACTTCAGTGCCGGTTTTCTTGGGGAAGAAGGCATAACCCTGGCGTTTGAGGGTGACGCTTCAGCCTATCTTCCGACGATGACGGGCGCGGTCCCGTCGCCCAACCCGTATATGATGGCGAATGTCACGGCCCGGCTTCTGAAGACCCAAGCCCTCGCCGCCATCTACAAAATCCAGTTTGAGCTCAACACTACGATTGGAGACCTCTCGATCATCTCGGACGCTTTCACGTTGCCGGACTACTACTTGGCCAACTGCACATTGATGAATGTCACGGACCTGAGTTTCAATGGTAGCACCCCGAACTTCGTTATCAATGTTCGTGGGACTTACTACGTGAACTCATCAATGTTTAATGCCGTCTAACCTTCATGAGCAAGCAGCAGCATGAAAATCGACAAGAACCTGAACCTGGTTATAACACTGGATAGGGGCGAGGACGACAAGGTTCACGTCTATCACACCCCAATCCTTCGCGCCACCTTTGAGAGATACTACCGCGTCATCAGTAAGGTGATGACGGACATCTATGCTGAGAACCTGACGTTCTTCAGCGGCCCGGCGGTCTGCTCCCTTATGTTGAAGGATACAGCCGAACATATGCTTCGGGCTGATGGGAGTGGGTTGAACTGGTGGGAAGGACCGGACGGGGTAAAGGATGGACTGGTGGAGGAAATCCGGCGGCTCACCAATGTCTTGGTCCTCGGATCCAACGGCTGGGAGGTTATCCCCTACACTACCGCGCTGAAGCGCGACGTTTTCACGGAGGATGAAGCGGCGGAGGTGGAGGGCAGCATTGCTTTTTTTACATTCAGCTCACGCATGAAGACCAATCCAGTGATGAATCGTGGGTTGTTAGCAGCAGCATCGATGCTCGAATGGGAGCTAACCTCCTCGTCCCTTATGGAATATCGAACTTCCTTGATGACGTTGATCGAGGACGAGAGTATTGGAGAGAGTCCAACAGTGGTAGCACTGTCCATTCCATCCTGACCTATCTCTCGGGGGAAGGGTTCGGGGAGTTCTGTAGGAGGTATGACTTAGTGAGCCCCGATGAACGTCCCTTCCCCAACGCTTCCGCCTTCCGTCAACGCTATCTCATCGCGGCCTTGGTAGCTCGCCGTGCCTAAATCAACAATAGACGTACAACTCAAAGGCACTGAGCAGATCAAGAACTACGCCGACATGATGCAGGAGTTCAGGAAACTCCTGGGGGCGATGCCATCAGATTGGGATAAGACCACCCGCGCGGCGGCGAAGGTGGGAAAGCCGGTTATGGATCAGACCGCCGCATTATTGGCCCAGCAACAACTACTCCGGGATCAACGCAAGCTTTGGAAGGAGCAGGATAAGCAGGAGCGTGAGCTGGAGAAGACTGAGAAGCGCCGGGCCGAGAACTGGAAAAAGCTGGGCGGGCATGTGACGGGTGCCGCGAAGGGCATCGTCAGTATGACTGCGAACCTATTCAAGTGGGCTGGGCTCGGAACAGTGATCTCGGGGATCACCAGTGGTTTTGGCTTTATGACGCTGGCGAATGCAGCCTTCGACATGCGTCGCCAGGCGGCGATGTTGGGAACAACCCCGGCTGAACTCCAAGCGGCAAAGGCTGTTTTAACCCCGTTTGGTGATCCCCAGGCAATGTTGGGCGGAATAGCCCAAGCCCAAGCCCAACTTGGAGCCCGTTGGGCCTTTGGAGCGGTCGGGATGCCGGGCGCTTGGATGGGGGATCCAGGACAAAACCTTCCGGCCCTTATGCGGCGGGCTCGGGCTTTAATGCCTGAAATGGCACCAGAAGGACAGATCATTAGCGATCTTCCTATCACACAGGCCTTCACTCAGTTAGGGCTTCCATTGGAGACCCTTCGGGTCATCCAGCATATGGACCCCAAGGAGTTGGAAGACACCATAGCGAAGTACAAGAAACTGGCGGCGGATACAGCCAGTGCGTTGAATCCTGGCGTTCTCAAGCAATGGAATGATTTCCAGATTTCAATGGCTGAAGCCCGGGTGAAAATCGAGGCGGCACTTATCCAGGTGCTTTCGCCGTTGGCAGGGCCTCTAGGCCAGTTGGCTGATACGATTGCTGATATCCTTAAAGGGTTCCTCGCGTCAGGGCAGCTTCAACAATGGATTGCTGATTTCGGAGCGACAATAAAGTACTGGGCCACTTGGCTTCAGAATACCAATAATCAAAAGTGGCTTGAGGATACATTCAATCGTGTCCTGACAGACTTGAACATTTTCGCTATAGGGCTGGAAAAGATCATTAACCTATTCCCGCACGACACTGGAGCACCTCCGGGGTATCCCCATCCTACGCCTATGCCTAAGGTCGTACATGGAACGACCGATCCAAATGCGACCTATGATCAACCGGGCGGCTATTGGTGGGTTAATCCAGCCACTGGAACGAAACACTGGCATGCTCCCGAAAGAGGACATTTCCAGGACTGGGCAAAGGGGGTTAGCGGCTGGTTCCAAAACCTGTTTACATTGGGCGGAAACCTACCGAGTGCTGGCGGCACAGGCCAAGTCGGCATGATCAACGCGGCTGGTTGGCTGACCTCCTACATGATGGCCCACGGAGTAAAGCCTGAGGTCGCTAAGGGCATTGGGGCGGGGGCTTACGGGGAAGGCGGATTGCTGGGGGCTAACAACCCCAAGTCCGGAGCCTTCGCAATGGGCCAATGGCTGGGTATCCGTAAGAAGCGGCTAATGGCACTGTTTGGTCCAAACCCCACTCGGGAGCAACAGGCGGCCTTTATGCTATGGGAGCTAATGGGTGGCGATCCCGGCGGGGCCTCCGTCCTAAACTCCAAGACAGCCCAGGAAGCTCTCCACAACTTCATTGTTAACTTCATGCGACCGCATAAGGGGTTTGAGACTGAGAGAGACCTGGCGGCCGGGTCGAACTACTTGAGTGGCCGTATCCAGCCCTCTGCCCATCACCACGTTCTTCACGTTACCATTACCCAGCCCCTCGGGTCGAATACCACCGTTCATGCAGGACAGTTAGCAGGATGAGCCTAACTGACATGGGCACGCAGGTTGCCCCCATAACGGTTCAGGCTCCCGGCCGGAACACCCTTTCAGGGCTCGACCAGTTCCGGCTGCACTATGAGTACAGCCCTATCGTGCTTACCGGCGGTATCGCTGGGGACTTCCCCGGTAAGGTGATGGCTATCATCCAGCTTCTCCAGAACAACGACTTTGATGCTGGAACATTACAATCGCCTAACCCGATAGGGTTTAGTGACTATGTTGCGCACTTTCAGCCGATGCCCGGCGGGACGCTGATCGATGTAGCGATTGGCGAATACCCGTTCGCGAACCAGGCGGTGGCTGCGAATGCCATCATTATGCAGCCCCTCAAGATAAGCTTGATGATGGTTGCGCCTGCACTGACCTTCGGGGGCTACACCCGGAAGGTCGCGGCCTTTACCTCGCTTCAACAGACCTTGTATAAGCACATGCGTAAGGGGGGCCTCTTCAATGTTGCGACCCCCAGCTTCGTTTATCAGGACTGCATCCTACAGTCCCTTCGCGATATCACTAACCAAGGTGAATCCCTCCAGGTTCAGACTCGTTGGCAATGGGACTTCGTTCAGCCACTCCTCACCGTGGCGGCGGCCCAAGCGGCTCAAAGCGACCTGATAAGCGCCTATAACAATGGAGATAAGACTGCCAACGACCCACCGAACCAAGTGGCCTCTCCTTCCGCCGCTTCGGGTATAGCTCAAATCTTGACTCCAGCCCAAACGCCTCTACAAGCGACCTCGGGCGGTGTGGGGGATACGGGTGGGGGTACGGGTGGGGTCCCGTTCTAATGACCACTTATGTCACTTTTCCCCAGACCACTTCCGCCTTCTCCTTCCTCCTCACGCTAGATGGGACGGAGTATAGCACTACAATAAAGTGGAACCTCGCCGGACAGCGCTGGTACTTCAACCTCTATGATCTCCAGAACAACTCTATCCTTACCATCGCCCTGGTCGCTTCGCCCGACACTGCCGACATTAACCTGGTGGCTGGATACTTCAACATTTCCACGGTCGTGTTTCGCGATACTACGCAGAATTTTGAGATCAACCCATGAGGTTCTATGACATCACCATAACCCCGAAGACCGGACCTGAATACCATTTCAAGACCCTGGGGGATGATGGTCTCTTCAACCCGGGCGCGCTCAATATTGAGATAGACGCGACGGTCGGGTTTGGTGGCTCACCGATGGGAGCCCCCAGTGTAGGGCTTCTTCGCCTTTGGGGTGTTCCGCTGGTCAAGATGGAAGGCTACCCGGGCATTAGCCAGGCGAGTGATCTTAATGGAGGTCACATCTTAATGAAGGCGGGCATGAGTAAGGGGCTCCCGTTGACGGTCTCAGAGGTCGATCAACAAGGCGTCGTATTGAGGGGTGCCATTTGGCAAGCGTTCGGGAACTGGATCGGGACTGATATGACCATTGACCTGAACGCCTATCTTGATGGGGCTGAGCCGGTTCAAGAGGGATATGGTGCTGTTCAAGAAGCGGTCAACCTTAACTTCACTTGGCACAAGGGTCAGAAACTGGCGGATGCCATCAATACCACTCTCACTAATGCCTATCCCGACCTCAGCGCTCCTAGCATAAACATTAGTGATAATCTGGTAGCACCCCAGGAGGACCCTGGGACTACCATGGATCTTACCACCTTTAGGCAGAAGATACGGGAACGTACCATATCGATGCTGGGTAAAAATAATGACACTTATCCCGGCGTTCGGATCGCCTTAAGTCAGGCCAAGAACCAATTCATTGTCACTGATAGCACTAAGCCTAGCGCAGCAAGGGTCCTTGCTTTCCAGGACCTCATTGGACAGCCTACATGGATTGGTTTTAATCAGCTCCAGTTCACGACGGTCATGCGCGCGGACTTGGACATTGATGATGTCGTGAAATTCCCGAAGCTCCAGGCCACCCAAACGGCAGCCGAGCAATCGTTCCAGGCCAAGGATAAGTCGGCCTTTGATGGGACCTTCTTCATTAAGCAGATACGACACGTTGGAAACTTCAGGGCACCCGACGCCCGCGCCTGGGTCACTGTGTTTGATGCTTTCCCAATGAAGAGTGTCACTTGATGGCTGACAATGCTCTAAAGACCCCCTTCGCCGTTAGCCTGGAGGCTTGGCGACTCCAATCAGACCATCGGTCACAAGACTACGATTGTCGAGCAATCCCATGTACAGTGTCAAAGGTCATTAGCTCCGCGATTGTTGAGGTCAACTTTGAGATCAATGAACCCAACATAACCTTCCCTAAAGTCCAGGTCCCTGTGGCTTACCCAGAATACATCCGCTATCCCATCAAAGTTGGGGACAGGGGGATGACGGTCCCGGCGGACGTTTGGCTCGGGAACATAACGGGGACGGGTGCGACGACGCCGCCCGACTTGACTCGCCCCCAGAACCTCGCCGCGCTCGCTTTTATCTGGCTTGGAAATAAGAACTGGAGCGCCACCGACGACCCGAATGCGCTGGTTCTCTATGCTCCGAATGGCGTTATCCTTCGCGACACAAACTCCAACACCAAGATCGTTCTCACCCCGAGTGGTATCACCATCACCCCCGGCGGCGACATAACCATCAACAATGGAAGCCATAATGTCACTATTACAGGCTCTGGTAATGTGACGGTAACGGGTTCAGGCGATATTAAAGCAGGTACCATCAGCTTGCTTAACCACGTCCATTCGGGTGTGACAACAGGGTCAGGGAACACGGGCGTACCGCACTAATGCGAACCTATGGTCGGATTTGGGATGCATATGGGCACGGAACTTGGGTTGAAATCGCCACTGATCCTAACACTGGCGACAATAGCGCGATCTGGGTCACTACGCTCATTCAAACGCTGAAACTCAGCCGGAATGAGTCCCCCTTCTATGCGAACTATGGTATTCCGGCCCAGCTCGCCGTTGCTCAGCGTGTCTTCCCTGACATCTATGTGTTCCAGACTCAACAGCAATTCGCGCCATACTTCGCATCTCTCATCATCAGCCGAATGGGGAATCAGTTCCCACCCACCTACCTCATCAACCTAACCACGCTGACCGGCGCTCTGTTTAACTTTACTCTCCCGACGTAACATGGTAGTGCCAACCGTTACAGTGAATCTATCGGTTACGGCGGCGGGCTTCCAACCTACGCCACCCGCGACGATTAATGCTAACTTCATCAATTACGTCTCTCAGATCCAACCCGGGTTCACGGCCAACCTGCCCGCGTCACTGATTGAAGACCTGACGTCCACGGCCACGGGCGCCATCGTCCAGGTTGATAGCCTATGCGTTGAGCTGGGGAACTCCATCAGTCCCTACTCCGCCAACTCATGGATAATGACCCAGCTGGGCAACATCTATGGTGTTCAACAAGGGGCGGATACAAACACCTCCGTCTTCGTGGTCTTTAATGGAACGGTTGGATTTTCCATCCCCCCGGGCTTCACGATTGGAGATGGCACCTACCAGTATGTTATTCAGGAGGGAAGTGTCATCCCAGTCGGTGGCGTGAGCGCCCCGATCTTTTGCCTCGCGAACACTACGGGTTCCTGGGCGGTCCCCTCTAACACAGTGACCCAGATAATCACTTCAGTTCCGTCTGGAGTAACCCTTTCCGTAAACAACCCCAACACAGGAACCCCCGGCGCGTTAGCACAGTCGCTTCCTGACTATCAAGCCCAGGTTATTCAGGCGGGCCTCGCGGCGGCGCAGGGGATGCCGACCTTTTTGAAGACCCTACTTTCCCAGGTCCCAGGGGTTCAACAACGCTTGGTAGCAGCGGTCCAGATTGGGGGTGGCGGTTGGGAGATAATCGTTGGGGGCGGCGACCCGTACCAGGTCGCGAATGCAATCTATAGCGCGATGTTTGATTTCTCTATCCTGGTTGGTTCCACTCTTAACATCACCGGGATCACTCGGGCCAATCCGGGTGTGGTTACCACAAACCTGAATCACGGCCTGACGACTGGGCAAACGAACGTTTACATTTCGGGCGTGCTAGGTATGACAGCCGCGAATGGCGGACCCTACACCGTCACCGTTCTTAGCCCCACGACCTTTAGCTTTGGTGTCAATACCACTGCCTTCGGAACCTATACGAGTGGTGGCGTGGTTACACCCAATAATCGCAATGTGTCAGTCAACCTAATCGACTATCCCGACACCTATACCATCCCATTCGTTAACCCGCCGCAGCAAACGACGATTATACAGCTTCAATGGCATACAATCTCGCCTAACTATGTGTCACCCTCTTCAATCGTCCAGTTGGGCACCCCGGCGATTGTGGGCTATGTCAATTCCATCCCGGTGGGTCAGCCTCTGAATGGGTTCGACCTAGAAGATGCTTTCCAAAATGCGATTGAGTCCGTTCTCGACATCTCTTATCTTGCCAACCTGGTCCTAACCGTCACTGTTAATGGCGTCGCCATAACGCCGACTGGCTACCTATACTATGGTGACCCAGAGTCATATTTCTATACCACTTCCTCCAACGTTACCATAACACAAATCTAACATGGCGGCGTTTCCTCCCCTAACCAACACGACCACCCAAAACATCGTCTATTCCTACCCATACGTGCAATATGCTGACGACCAGTATGTTGCGGCATTCTTTCAGGCCTACAATGCATATGCCCAGGGCTACCTGAACTATCTCAACAACCTGAACCTTCCCGTCTACACCTCGGGTATCTGCGTAGGGCCGCTTCTGGATTGGGTTGGGGCCGGCATTTACGGAATGATTAGGCCTGGCCTGCCTTATGCGGGGAAGAACCCAGTCGGGCCACTCAATACCTACCTGTTGAATACAATGCAATTCAATGGATGGAAGCCCGGTATCCCTAGCTCATTCACACTCACAACTGACGATGTCTATAAGCGCGTCCTAACGTGGGCCTTCTATAAAGGTGATGGCACTCAATTCACTGTGCGATGGCTCAAGAACCGTATTTGGCGGTTCCTTAATGGTGTAAATGGAACGGCTCCTCCCATAACAAATACCTATGGAATCAGCGTGGCTTTCACTGGAAAACAGGCGGCTACCATATCTCTCGCCACCTCCTCTATGAGCACCATCTTTCAAGCGGGTGTTAACGCGGGGATGTTGGAACTGCCCTTTCAGATAACCTGGACGGTGACGTTGCACTAATGGCCAAGTTCCTTTATGCAAACCAAGCCGCGACGACCCTCGCTAGCAGTCTTACCAACACTTCGACAACGATGACAGTCGCGACGGGTGGCGGGGCGCTGTTCCCGAACCCGTCTGCTGGTCAGCAGTTTTCAGGGACCCTCATCCCGGCGTCTAGCACGACTGGGACGCCTAATGAGATAGTGTATGTGACCGCCCGGACGGGCGACACTATGACCATCGTCCGAGGTCAAGAAGGGACGACTCCACTAACGTGGAACGTTGGTGACCTTTTCCAGAACCTGTGGACGGCGGGGCAAGCGTCATCCCTCGCGCAGGTCCAAGACGTTCAGAACCAAGCCGGGAACTGGGCTTTAGATACGGGAACGGCGAATGCTGGGGCTATCACCCTTACCCCCGTACCCATAAGTCTCACGAGCCTGAAAGGCGTCCCCATCCGGGTCCAGAAGATCGCCTCGGCTAACACCGGTGCCTACACCCTTAATGTCAATGGACTGGGGGCGGTCGCCGTCACTTATCTGGGCGTGGCCCTGGTCGCGAACTCATTGCTGGCGAGTCAGTTCTACTCCGTCATGTATGATGGGACGGTGTTTGAGCTAGCGACATCAGGCGTCGCTACGCCAGGCGGCCCGGCGGGGGGCGATCTCACCGGGACTTATCCCAACCCCACCGTCGCTCCAAGTGCCATTGGCAATGGCAAGTTGGCGACCATGGCGGCGTCAACAATAAAAGGGAACCCCACTGCCGGGGTCGCGAACCCGACAGACATGTCGGTGGCGACAACGTTGGCGCTGCTAGGTATCGTGACCGTCACCTATGCCCAATTCCAGAACCGACAAACGAGTGGGACTGGCTCTGGGGAAAGCCTGACCCAAAACACATGGAATCCTCGGGCGCTTAATGTTCAGATTTATAACACAATACCCAGCTGTACCTTAAGCTCTAACCAGGTAACGTTGCCCAGCGGCACCTATGAGATGTTCGCGCAAGCGAGTGCTCAAACGAGTGCCCAGACTGAAATCTTAGAGCATAAGCTACGGCTGCGTAACGCGACCAACCTTACCACCATCATAACCGGCCCTCCTTCTTGGTCTGGTGCTAATAGCATAACGAATGCTCCATTCGCTAATTATGCTACGCTCGCCATTCTACAGGGGATGTTTGTACTGGGCACCACCACCGTGATCACCATTGACTCCTATGTCATCCCAGGAGCGTCTTCCGCTATCACAGGCGGCCCGACAATGAGTACGGGGGACTTCGAAGTGTATGTGGATTTGCTGATTAAGAAGGTGCTGTAAGAGGTCCCACGCCCCTTGCTGCTGGGAGGCTCGGGGACTCGTCCCGGCCCGGTGATTGGGCAACGTCACCGGGTCGGGGCTGAGTGGGAACTAATCCAAATCAAAAGCAATACGAACCCGAGGGTGACGGCAGTGAAGAACCAGGCCGTCTTCAACTAACAATGGCCTCCGAACCGCAGCCCCCGCCCTGAGAAGGTCCCGAAAAACGCGGACCTGCCGCCCCTCTCGGGGTGGCCCAGGCTGATGGGGGATTTTGGTAAGCTTTCAACATTTCCCTTTGAGCGTTCAAAACCTAAGCTTTCAGCTTTCACCTTTCACCTTTGAGATTGGAGATCAGCTTATAAGGCTGGTCCATCTGTTCATGATGGTGCGATGCCAAATCGCGGGGTTTTGTCTCTCGTTCTCTCATTTCGCTGTTGAAGGCCGTCCTGTTAGATGTCGATTGTCACCGTCGCATTCTTGAGCGAGAGTTGACCGTCGAGCGCGCCCTCAGTCGTCTCCAGGGCCTCGATCTCAGCGGCCAGGTCCTTCTCGTTCAGGTTGATGATCCAGTCCTTGGGTTCCGGGTCCTTATCGGTGTTGACCGCGACAACCGCAACTCCGCTCCGCTGCGCGTGCTGACGCGCGACGATGATCTGAGACCGGAGGGCGACGAGGGTTTGCTGTTGGGCAGGGAACACCTCCCGGCGCCATGTCAGCCATTCGGCAATGCTCTTGGTATCCTCGCCGATGGTGATGTTGTTGGAGTCATTCGCCAGCGCGATCCCGCGCCGGATGGTGATGATCCGGCCTTCCAGGTCACCCATGCTCTGGCGCTCACGGGCAATGAAGTCCACCGAGCCGCCGTCCTTCTCCAGCGGGTCACGGAGGTTGGCGGCGCGCGCCACGTACTGGGCGATGGACTGGCGCTTAGAAAGCAGGCGCTTATTGATCGTCTTGATCTCAGCGAGAGCTTCAGTGATGGTCAGGGGCATGAGGTCCTCCGTTTCTTGGTAGCGATGGCAGCCCGGCAGGGACTCGAACCGCTGTTTTCCCGCCCCGAAGGGAAGGCGACCTACCCATAGTCGAACGGGCCATCTATCGCTTACTTTCTTACTCTAGCCTAGAGCCGAGCTTAACAGGAAGCGGTTTTTTTCGCTCAGTCCTCGCCCCATCGGGTGAAGCTCTTCTGGAACTCCTTGAAGCCCAACTTATCAAGCTTCATCTTGCGTAGCGGGATACCATCTTTGAGCTTGCGGAATTCCACTTCCTTTAGGGGGCTCCCATCCCACTTCTCGGTCTCAATGACCTGGGTAATCTCGACAGCACACTTGGCTTTGTAGCTGTGATGCCCGTGCGGCCGGGGTACCCAGACCTCACCTGCTGCTGGAGGCGTTCTCAATGGCTCTCTGCTGACCTTTCCCTGAATGAATTAGCCAGGGCCTCTTGGCCCTCCTCGTGGGCGCGGAGCATTACCTCCGTCGCGGCGAGAACGTGTCGCGGGACCTTGTCGTTCGGCTTGAACTTCGGAACGAGCAGGTCGAAGGTGCCGTCCTTTCTGAAAAGGACGGCCACCTCGTCGTCGGCTAGGACAGTGCTCACTGGTCCTCTTCCCACATTGGTTGAGGACGCCGGACGCAGAGCCAACGATGCTCTTTGTCTGAATCGCCTCGCGCGATCCGTTTCATTAGATCCATGCAATCTCCCTTAGTGCCGAAGTATCCCCAGTTGGGCTGAACCTGGCACACTGGATGCCCGATAGAAGCATAATTGATGCAGATTGCAATAGCATAGATAACGCCCATGATTTGGTCCCTTTCTCCGCTTGACGAAATCACCACTACGGCAAAATTAGCGCAGGCCGTTGGTAATAGAGCCCGCTTGCCGCTGCAGGGCTTCTTGCTCCTTGCGCTTTCGCTTGCCCCTGGCAGCCCCGCCCTTCGCACCCGCCCTCCGCGCGAGGTCGTTGCTCTTAGAATAGGCACGCTTGAAGGCCGGCACCGATGCCCCGCCCTTCGCCGCAATCGCCGTCCGCTTCTCCAGGCTCATACCGGCGAAGCCGCGACGGCTCTTTGGCTTAGGCGCGTCGGAGCCGAGCGGCATATTTGTCAATGTAGGCATCACATTCCTCTTCTGTTTCATAGACCTTTCGGCCCAAGAATTGCTCATCCTGGTCCCAATCCTCCGACTTGGGGTTCCAGGTCCATGTCACTTTCGCAACCCGGTAGCCGCCATACACATTGTACGGGCGGATAACACAGTCGCGGCTAAGGATGATCATAGGTAGAGCATTTTCCCGAACTCTAGCTAAAGTATAGCCGGATCGCCGGGAAAAAGAAAGAACTTCAGATAAGCCAGGCCCTGTAATTATCTTTGTTAATCATGTCAGCCAAATTGATCTTCTGTCGCAGGGCCTTGATGAAAACTTCGTCTATGGTCCCCGTCGAAACAAGGTCTCCATAGGTAACATGTTCAAGTTTACCCACGGCCTGAGGTCGATACTCGGATTGGTCTCGGTGTTCGAGGTTATTGGTGTTAGAAGCATAGATGTTAAGATTGCTGGCACTCCATTCGCGACCTCGACCACCTGCTGCTGGTGTCGCAACCATAAAACGGCATCGAGTGTCGTTCTTAAAGCGCGCTTCGTCCTTCTCGCGTGTCGCGGCGTTACCCCCCCAGAACCGCGCCACCGTCCCCGGTCCAAAATGCTTTTCAAGTGATGTTGCAAGCTTTTGGAGTTGCCGGTCATAGGAGCACCAGACAATAGCTTTCTCATCCGTCTCCTCAAGCCATTCGATGAGGGTAGCTGTACGGTTTTCCGGGATGTCATGCCAGGTTCCGTCCTCCGCTCTAGTGAATCCACACACGATCTGGTGTAGCCTTATCATCTGGGCTATCACCACGGTTGCCGTCACATAAGCTTCGCCTTCAATCCTCGCCGTCGCGAACTTCTTGAACTCCGTGTAGATACGCTTCTGTTCACTCGTCAGCTCCACTTCACGACGCAGGTAGATTTTCTCCGGTGCGTCATACATGTCCTCTAACCGACACCGGAACGAGTGTGGTGCGAGCTTCGCCTGTAGTTCCTCTAGGTTCTGATAGCCGTCAATGATCTGGACATGACGGCCTCCGTACCATTCGGGACGAAGGATGGCATAGCGATTGCGAAAAGCGTAGTAGGACCGCTGCCCGATGATTCTCCAGTCCAGAAAGAAGAAGGGCGCATAAGCATCCAGTGGTGACCTAGGCGTCAGCAATCCTGAGAGGATGCGTCTCCAGTCCGCATATTGAGCTAAGTGGTTAAGCACGAACTTCGTGCGCTTGGCGGTGGGGTTCTTAATGACCGTCGCTTCATCAATCGCCAGGTACGAGCGCCGGGGGGTGAGGAAGCGAATGGCTACCTCCCGCGCCTCTTTCACAGAAGAGAGCGCCTCAACATTCATGAAGAGGATGCGTGGAGACAGCGGTTTTTCCAAAAAAATTTTGAGGGCCTTCGCGTGTCCTACACCCCCGCCCGACTTCCAGTAATGGACCTTTACTCTGTCATAGAGGTCAGAAGACAGGTGAGCCTCCACCTCACCCAACCAAGGGGGGAGTGCACCAGCCGGGCCGATAACCATGAGGTCGTGCGCTAATCCCGCCAGCTCCAGACGGCCGAAATCATCCAGAATGACCTTCGACTTCCCGGTTCGCATCGCCATGAGAAGTGCAAAGGACTCCCGGCCTTTACACTTAGCGAGAGCTTCGGCCTGTTTAGCCCGGGGACGAGTGCGTGGAGTATAGACATTTATCTGGCGAAGGACCTCACTCATCCACCACCAGAGCCAACGTCACTTCTGAGGAAGCAAGCCCCAAATCATCGGGCGGCTGATATCCAACCGTAATGTTATAAGTCCCCGGCGTTAAAAAGGTATGCATCGATGTGTTAATGAGACCCGTCGTAGGGTTAATCTCTAACAGTCCTTGCGGATGAAAGTCGGGCCCAGTCACTAAGCTATAAGTCCCCCCCGGTGGGTCCCCAAAAGCTTCTGCGACAATGATGCCTGGTGGAGAGTTGGCGCTGATCGGTTGGTAGGATTCAATGAGAACTTCTGAGTCGCCTGGTGGGGGAATGGGGGGATCGGGCGGCTCGGGCTTTGTGAGATCTGGGAACTTATCGGGAAGGGTACCAGCTGTTGGCCTGTCTTTAGGAGGGTCAGGTTCGGGTTTAGGTAAGTCAGATACAGGCCCTGGTATGACCTCATGCGTCGGCTTCGATTCAGGTTCTCGACTTGGAGCATGAGAGGGTCCAGCTGTATGTGTGGTAGGTGAATGATGTGTGATGGGGGCCTTACTCATTCAGTCCTCCTAGGCGCGTGCTCGGCGTTTACGATGGGACTCTAGCCAGAAGGTAATTGGCTTGGGTCCCTGTCGTTTCGACTTTCTCACGCGAAATGGCTCGGAGTAGAACTCCGCCTTTTTAGCGATTTGGCGCAATCGGTCGATGATTATCTTATGGGCATTTACGGGGATTTCGTTCCCATAGTATGCGTTCACAAGATGGGTGCTCGATAGAGGCTCCGTAGCAAGTGAGAGCATATCAAGCAGAGCTTGTTCCTTCTCGGAATACTTACCTATCAGCGCGTTCTGTGAGAGCAAAGTAGACCACCTTTTCCACTTTGGACCGTTTGATCTCCAGAACCGAACCGCTCGCGATCAGCTTTTCGTTGAGCTTTTTGATCGCGTAATCAGTCCCCTTTCCTTCTGGGTTGAGCGCACTCGCCGGAACCGGCGAGGGGGCATTTTCCGAGAGAAGCCTGTAGATGTCGGCCCGCTTCGTCCCAGGACGAAGCTTCAGTTCGCCATTCGTGTATTGGTTGGTCAAGTGCTGCTCCTTAACGCGGGACTGCTCCTTGAACTTTCTTACTTCCCCTTCAAGAGCCTCGCAACGCCTTTCCGCTGTCACTCTGTCACTGAACCGCTTGATCTGCGGCTTGTTCAAAATCGCTGCCAACTTGTTGTAATAGATGGCTAGACTTTTAACTGAGGGTTGCGAGTATTGATCCATACCTAATCTCGAATGGCACTTAACGCGGTATTATCCCGCTTCCTTTTTGGAAAAGAAAGTATTTCCTTCCTGCAGAATCTGTTTAACTCCTTGCCAATCCCAATTGGTTGGACCCCCGCTGCAAAACAAAAGGTGTGGTACGCCACGCAATCCATTCTCATGCAAGAGCCGAATATCTTTACCGTGTAAGAAATAAAGCTGATCATCTGGCGCCTCAGTCGGACTGCCCTTATAAATACGGCGAACGGCAATGTATACGATGCCGCCCGCTCGGAGATGCCGCTCAGTCCAGGCTATTTGCTCTGGAATGACGGTTGGTTTCCAAAAGTAAGTAAGCTTGTTCTCAACCCATAACTGGTGCCCATTTAAGCAAACGTTCATGTCTGGGACGCCCTTCTCCGTCGTCCAGGATTCAATGCTAACAATGTGGGCTTCAGGGATATGTTCCTTGAAGAACTTCCGCATATTACCGTCTGGCAACGCTAAACTCCATGGCCATTGATTTGATGGTGAGGTCGATATCCAGCCCATCACCCTTATGGAAGGATCCATTTAGGGGAAGAGCCTTGGGATCAAAGCCATCCTGTCGAAGAATGATGTAGGCAACTGTACATGTTTGATTGAAAAAAATAGGGTTGATGTCGTCCTCATCAAAGGACGCTACCCCTAGTAGGTCACCATTCATTGCCCGGGCTTCAATCTCACCGCGATTGTTCGAGTGATCGTAATTCATCTTGCCCATCGAGTTCTCCTAGATACTTGATGGCGGACACTTTGATCATGCGAAAGTCGGGTGGTACAGTGCCCTTTATGGCGTACAAAGACTTCCCCGCACGCGCTTTATCCAACATCTTCCGACCGATGCGCTCATAGTCAAACCGTCCGATCTTGCAGAAGATTTCATCCGTATCGTCGCAAAAGTAGGTGTTGAGAACCTGGGTGGGCCCGTTCAGCTTCCGCCCGTCCCGCTGCGCCAGCTTTTGGGCGTCGTTCTCGTCACGCCACTTAATGCGGCGAGCCATCGCTAAGATCACTACGTTGCCTTCAACTCCTGGCTGGACCCTCTCAATCGGTAGGATCGGGGTCACTATGTTGAGGGGCGGGGCGGACGTATCTGGGTGTAACCTCCGTATTTGAGCCTTTATGGGGTAGAGATCATCAATCTCTGTGCGCGCCTCAGTCAGCATTCGCTTAAGGGCTGGCTTGAGCTCGCGTCCGTCCTTACGACTAGCGAGCACTTCAAGAACTTTCTTCGGCCCAATGCCTTTAATCGCTGTGATGGGGCCGACAAGAACCTGACGTCCATCTTTCTCCGCAATGGACCAACGCTCAGTCGAAGCCTCGGGGTCAACTGGGGTGTACGTGATCCCTTCTTTATCAAGCTCTCTAAGTATTGCCAGTTGGTTAGCTGGCTCAGCCTCCGCATCGAGTGTAGCGGCGGCGAACTCCAGCGGGTAGTGTGCTTTGAGCCAACAGCAGTAGTAGCTGACGAGACCATAAGCGATGGAGTGCGAGTTATGTGTGATAAGTCCATTCTCCAGCGCGAAATTATGCTGCTCGGGCATCTCAATATCATAAGTCTCGCGGATACCGGCATCCTCTATCCTTTGGAGCTTCTTAATTGCTTGCTTATAGCCGTTCTCCCATACCTTAGTCCGGCCGTGGGCATAATGCCGCTTCTTATGGCAACTGTTACAGAGCCAAACTAGGTCTTCAGGTTGGTCCTTACCTGCATTAAAGTCGGTGTGATGAGCTTCCATCCGGACTTTGAACTTCCCGCAATCTTCACATGGATCGTCCTGCCTTCGTTCTATGAACTGATCCTTGTAGAAGGCGACCCCGGTTGTCCAACCTTTCCCATGTCCCTTTCCCTCTCCAGTAGGTTTATAGCAAGGGATCGGCTCAAACTCGACCGAGGTGAACTCGTCCCCCAAGCCAGCTTCCTTAATAGGTTTCCACTCGCCACTGATGAGGAAGCGATGCTCGGGCGTACATACGACTTGGCTTCCGTCATCAAATGTGTACCGCTTACAAAGCTTCTTGCCTGATTTGATGATCCGAACGGCCTTCTGCGGGCGGCCACGATCATCGGGGAACAGGCTGACGAGCCAAGGCTTGGACTTTTGTTGCTTTATCCAACGAGAGGGGGCTTCCTCATACTTCTCATACAGTTCAGCGATAGTTCTTTCTTGAGTATTGCAGCCTGCTATACTAAGTCTAAGCCTAGTCTCTCCATCTAAACACTTATTGAACGACCATGAGGCGTATGTACAAATCTGATCCCATATCTCTTTTGCCTTATCTTCTTCAATACCTTGAGATGTCGCTCCTGCTCTAAACTTTATCCAATACTTACCAAAAAATTCATCACCCAATATACCACTCATCGCGTGTCGAATGGCACCCGTATCTTCCCACGAGAACTGACCGATTTCACGAACAATACGTAGAACTTGCTCTTGATACAGTACAACCCCATAACTATCCTTAGTCAATTCAAGTAATAGCGGGTGTACCTGCGTGATCGGCTCCTCACCCCGCTTCCTCCGAACCCAACGCGACGTTCCGCCCGTCGCGAGGGGGCCGGGACGGACGAGGGCCGTCATCGCCGCTACATCCTCAAACCGCGTGAACGTCACCTGGTTCGCGACCGAACGCAGGGCGATCCCCGCGAACTGGAAGATGCCGGCGAAGTGTCCGTTATTGAGTACGTCAAATGACGCTTGATCATCGAGAGGAATTTTCTCTAGGAAGCCATTGGTTGGCTTCTCGCCGATCAACTCTAGGGTGCGCTCAAAGATTGAGAGTTGCTTCAGTCCCAGCGCGTCGATCTTTAAGAGGTTGAGCTCAGCCGCATCCTTCTTATCACACATGACAGACTTCGACCGCGCGTCCATGGCGACGAAGTCAATGAGGGGGTCTTCAGTGAGAACGACCCCCGCCGCGTGCTGGGAGGCATTTACAGGGTGTCCTTCGAACTTAGCGGCGATCAGGACCTCAGGATACTCATTCAACAAGGCCTGACCGGCCGCTGTCTCCTTCAGGGTATCTTCAAGGGTATTATTCGCGCGGCTATCCCCCGAAGTGCGTTCGATAAGGTGGTCCATAAGCTTGTCGGTGCGCCAGATTGGAATTCGTAAAGCTGCGCCTGCCGCTTTAAGGGCTGATCGTCCCTTGAACATCCCAACCGTTCCGAGCCTCGCCACCCGTTGGCTGCCATACTTTTCCTCCGCATATTGGAACACTAAGTCCCGGTTGATGTCCGAGAAATCCACATCGATATCAGGTAGCTCAAACCGATTAGCATCAATGAAGCGCTCAAACAGAAGATCGTGCTTGATGGGATCGATCTCAGTGATGTTAAGACAGTAGCACACCAGGCTACCACCTGAAGACCCGCGACCAGGCCCAACCACCATCTTGGTCTTCGCCCAATTGACGATGTCGGCGAGGATGTAGAAGTAGTCATCGAAGTTCTTGTCACTGATGAGCTGTAGCTCGCGCGTCAGGCGCTCCTCATACGTTGGATCAGTGAGGTCTAGTCCTTTCGTGATAGCGCCATCCTCGCACATCTTCCGCAGGCTTATGGGTTTTTCTGGGACGAGGAGGTGGGCTTTCTTTAGTTGTGCTCGGCAGGCGTCTATCGCCAGGTTCCGGTTAGTGAAAGCGTCCGCGATCAGGTCGTCATCAAACCCCACGTTCAGGAAGTGGGCGCGAAGCTCATCATCCGAGAGGATGTAGCGAGGGTAGGATTGCGTGGAGGCCCGAAAGCCGAGAGCGATCCTGTACTCGTCCTGATCAGTGTCCCGGGGGAAGTAGTTGTCGGATGTGGCGATGAACCGCAGCCCCGCATTCCGAACGCGACGTACAAGACCAACAGGAGAACTAGGAGCGAGACCGACAAAGTAATCAGACCTCGCATCATAAGCCTCGCCCGGGAGACTATCCAGGAGCAATCGCTCCCCAGAAATCTTGATCAGCCCCGGTAGCTTAACGGCTTCATCTGCACTTAGCGTCGGTTCCTTTCCGGGGTTCCATGTGGCTTTGTAGATGGCTCGATGAAGGTCACTTAGATCATCCTTCGCGAAAAACGACCAGTAGTCCACGGGCGGCTTGTTGAGCCCTAGGCTCGGGACCACCCCGATTTCCACCCCATAAAGGGGGCGGATACCCGTCGTCTTACACATCTTTGTCCAGCGGACGAAGGCGAAGGTGGAAAGCCGGTCACTTATCGGCGCGACTGGTGATCCAATCTCCTGGAGTCGCGAGAGGACGGCTGGAAGATGGCCATAGGCGGTCTTGAAGCTATACCCGGTTCTGACTCGCATGGCTTTTATGCTGCCTCGGCGCAAACGCGATGAGATGGTGATCATCGCAATACGACGATTTTAGCCGACGCCGCTTTCCACAGAATAGAGCGTCAGCCATCTTCCAACGGCCTGGATCGTCAATAATCCACTTGCAGCCATACTTATGTAGCTGCATCATCGTTAAGCCTTTGATGGGTGCTTTCCTAGCCACCGCTTCGCCTCGGACGAAAAAGAAAGTTTACCCGAAACGAGGCTGTTTAAGCAATGAGAAAGAATTAAAGATCACCCCTGCAGAACAGTTCGATACAACACTTTACTAGTGCGTCCACATCCGCTTTCGCCCGGTGTGCTCCCGTGAATCCTTCAGCAAAAAGCTGCTTATGTAGGTCCTGGAGCGATAGCCGGTAGCCCGTCATCCATACCGTCTGTTCCACTGTGCACAGTACCCGGGGCCAGCGGATAGCGCGCTGAAGGCGCTGGTACTCTACCTCGACCATCTCAGTATCGAAGGACACATTGTGCGAGATGACGAGGGGGGCTGTCTCTAAGGTGCGCTGGATAAGGTCGGCGAAGTGGGGAAAAGGCGGCCTCTCGGCCACCATGTCATTAGTGATGTTGTTCTTCTTGGTTATGTCCTCGGGGATGGCCCGGATGGGCTTGATTAGCTCATCAATCTCACTGAGCCGGTCGCCCGTCTTCAGGTCCACGAGGACGCTGTTGAACTCGATTATCTCAGGCTGTTTATCGAGGGGGAGGGTACGATTGTTAAGGAGACCCGTGGTCTCCGTGTCGAATACTAACGCTAACATTAGTTTTCGACTTCAGCACTGTATTCGTTATCCCCATCCGCCAAATCATAGGTTTCTTCTTCAGGTTCGAAGAAGTCTTCATTCCAGTCTAGGACTTTTTGCCAAAAATCGCACCATTCCCCCACCCCCAGGTAATTAGGCCGTTTGACAATGCAGTTTTCTATCTCAACATAGTCACGGTATAACTCGATCTGGGCTATCAGACTCATGTTGGTTCCCCGTCTCGTCAAGGGCTGCTAGGATTGCTGCATAGACGATCAGGTCTTCAATGCTATCAGGGTGGCCACTCGACCAATTAAACATGTATCGGCCGAGTTTAGCGACCATCGTCGTTAACACATGATAACGAGTGAAGTCCTGAGGGGACCGTAGGCGAACTCCGTTGGGAAAGAAAGTGCTAAGTGCCGCCCCGACACGCTCATAGTTGGCGCCATAAAGCTGTTCGCGTTCACTAAAGAGTGCTGCGGCAGCACTTAGCTTAGTTGGTGGACTCATTAGATTGGGCTATTACTTCCACCTGGACCATATGAAGTCCCGTCTGGATCAATCCACCAGTAAGGGCCATGGTCGCCATCGTTGGTCGGAACACGACGGACTTCATAGTGAATATTCCGAAGAGTGTCCTGACCTACGAATTGTCCATTCGGTTCAACAAAACGGACATAACCTTGCCAGTTTTCTTCATCCTCAAGGTCCAGCCCCTTTTGAAGGGCTTTAGCATTAAGGGCGAAGTGTTCACCCATAGTCTTGCTACGAGTGATCTCAATAATAAGAACTTTCAGCTCTCGATTGTAGATGATTCGATTTGGGAAGTATCGTTTGGTGAAAGCCTCAGCTTTCGGCATGTACTTCCAGGCTCCCGTAAGGGAGGTCAAATCCTTCTGTCGCATTGCACTCCTCCAGGGTGTCAGAGCTTCAGATCAGTTCAACACGCTTGATCATCTTCAGATAGACGCCAAGCACCCGGAGAGTACCGTAAATGCGGTAATGGTAGAACCGCTTTCTTTCGATCAGATATGGATTGGTATGGGCTTCAGTCCACATCTCATAAATGATAGGAAATTCAAAGTCCTCAGGGAACTCCTCGACATGGATACCAATGTGGCTGAGGAAGGAGGGGTTCTTGCGGAACCGCTTTTGCCAATAGGGGCTTTCAGACCCAAAGGTAACAATCTCAAGCTCAATGCCTAAATCGTAGTTGAACTCTAACAATGCAGCGACGGACCTGTATTCTCTTTTCCGATGAACGGCTCGACCCATTGCTACATCGGTAATCCACTCGGCATGCTCTAAGCCGAACAGTTCCTTCAGCTTCTCCCGCGCGTCCGTATCTACTGCATACCAGGCAACCTGATCAACAATCGCTTTTCCGAAGCGACCGATCAAGGGGGTCGCCATTGCTGGGGGAATTTCAGCCGCCATATGGAATGTCTAGTCCTGCTAGGTACTTGTGACGTTCCTTCGTACTGAGAAGGAATGCGATGAACTCCGCCAGCACTTCAGGATCAATCTCTTCCCCCGCCTTTAGCGCGGCCAGTTGGTAGGCTTTCGCTTCTTCCTCGCTCCAGCCGCGCGTCTCCATCACCCGCTTCTCAATGAGACGGCTCATCTCCGTCCCCCTCAGCTTTCCCGGACTAATGGAGAACGCGGTGATGTTGTGAGTGACCTTAAGCTCACGCGCGAACTGGGCGGTTAGTATCTTGGCCGCGCCCTTACTCGCATTATAGGCCGCACTCGCAGTCATCGGTACGGTCGCCGCATTCGATACAATGTTAAGCACGGTTCCGCCGCGAAGGTTCTCCAACAGCGCCTTCGTGACAATGAAGATACCCTTCGCATTGGTATCCATCACCCTGTCCCAGCTATTACTGGAGAGGTCAGGAAGGTAAGCGACCTCATTGACCCCGGCGCAGTTGATGAGCCCGTCCAGTTCCAACCCTTTCAGGACCGCCGCTTCCTTAGCCACTGCCGCTTCGTCGGTGATATCCAACCCCGGCAGAGACCAATCAAAGATCGTGATCCCATTCGAGTTGAAGTGGCCAAACATGGCCTGGTAGATCGCCTTTCCCAATCCTGAGGACGCTCCGGTGATGACATAGCTCCTAGACAAGCTCAGGCCTCCGTGCCCTAACCAGTAAGGTTGTGATGCCCTCCTCAGCCCAAGCAGCCGCTATCGCCTCATTATCCTCTAGGATCAGGCTGATACGGCGAAGATCACCGCCCATGGAAGTCCGGGCGATGTCGAGTTTCATGATTGCGGCTGGGCGATAATCGTCATTGCCGCGCATGTATAGCTCGGCGAACTCGACCCCGTGGTGAATCAGCCAAGTAAGCGTGATCCCCCGGTACTTCTCTGGCCGCCCGGTAAGGCAGATGACATGGTGCCCCGCTCGCGTGAGCGCGTTCACGAGGGCGATCATCTCAGTGATCGGCTCGTCGTGGACGGACGCTAGGTGGAAGGCGTCCCAGCCATCCTCATCGATCAGCTTCTCCCGGTGAAAGCCTGCGGAAAGGGTGTTGTCTACATCAGCGACGATTATCATTGGCCTTTGTCGGGTTCATAGAGGGTTCTTACATCAATGTCACGTGCGTATCCTGGATACTTAGAAGCGAATTGAAATCCATACAGGAAGCCATTCAGGAAGCTTTCCCGATCCAGTCCGGGTAGCTTCTCACGTGCATGATTATATGCATGCGCGATGACGTCTATTGCTTCGTCCTTGAGGATGGTGCTCATTCATGAAGCCTTGATTAGATCAATCGCCTTAGCAATCTTTATCTTGGTCTCATGGTCGAGTGTTAAGGCGACCTCTTCTAGCATCCGTAGCCCCTTGTCGTACTTGTTCTCGAAAAATTGAGACGACCAAGGCCACACTCGCAACGTCTCCGCTTTCATCTGGCGGACAATATCTACATAAGCCCCTTGAACTCGGAGTGATTCACGCTTCTGAACCAGCTCCACAAGCGTGCGAAGGTTGTACTTAGCGATCCCATTCGTGTGGATGCCGCCCGGCAAAAGGTCACGGGCATCCTCTAGTGGCGTACCTCCCGCAACCTCATTTGCATAACAAGCAACGGCTTCTTCCATCGCTCTATCAAACATACCAGGAACGCCATTCCGGGTCGGTTTGGTCGCCGTCCACTTTGGTGTATCCCACGTCGCCTCGCTCATATCCGTGACGCGCTGGGACTGCATGGCGTAGGAGCCTGTGCGAGTACGGACCAGTTGAAGGCTCGTGTTTCGGCTCATTCTCTCGATGCAAAACACTAGGTCAACCATCTCCCATGAGGAAGGGATGGTCCCCGCCATGTACTCCATCTCGTCTAATATGTTGCTCTCCGGTTCACTGAGCCGGAAAGCCCCCCAATTTCCCGGGGTTAAGCTGAAACGGGTGTTCTTCGTGAAGGCTAGGAGCCGGGCCGCATATAGCGGGTCGGGGTGCCCTTTGCCGGTGTAGTCGATGAGCGTGACTTTAGGCATCGATCTTCTCCGGGGTCTTCACTGGCCCTTCGGGAGCCTTTGTCCACGGCTTCTTCAGGGACTCCAGGACCTTTTGGAAGTCATCATTCTTACTCAACCGGCGGAAGCGTTCAGCATAATAGCCAATCTCCGGAATCACACCCAGGCTGATTTCTTCCAGGTGGACTCCTTTCTCCCGCCCATCCTTTACCACCTTCCTGATCGTGTACTGGGCGTTTAGGATGAGAAAGGAACACATCCACGCTGATGCTTCCTTGTTCGCTTTTGGGGTGACATCGACGCAAATGACCACGTCACCTTTTCCTAGATCGTCAGACATTACAATCCTCCGCGCCTTTCTTTATTATACCCCGGATCAACGCTGCTATAGAATGCTAAAGAGAGAACGTCCAGCGCTGTCTCACCATATCATAGCGCCCGGCGTCCATCCATCCGGCAATGAGCCTGACGTCCTGTATGAGGCTATCCAGCAGCAGCCCAGGCCTCGCCGTCGCATAGCGCCCGAGCGAGAACACATTGTGCTTGTCGGTGGCCCAGTGGATGAAGAACCGCCGGGCGGTCTCTCGCACAGGCAATATCTTCTGGTAAGCTGAATACACCACTACCACTTCGCTCAGGTCTTCGTATTGCATCCCCAACAACTCCATGGCCTCAGTCGCAAGTTGGACTGCTACGAAGTTCTCTATGAGCTGGACATCTGGCACTTCTACAATGAGCTCATTCCCAGTTACAGTGATGCGAGTGAACCGAAAGGATGGATCAGGAACCAGGAGGCTGACATACGCCTCGCAATCCTTAATCCGTCCACGAATGTTCACGCCAGGGATATTCCTGAACTTAATATCCTCCTGATACGGATAATTGAGCGCGGCGGCGAGGGAAGGCATGGGGATCGTACTGATGTAAGGCCCCTCGCCACTGAAGTCGGCTGTGTGGCCAAATTCCAGGGCTCCACTCAACGGCTCCGCGAGCCTGGCAATGAAATCGGGTGGAGCGATATACCTAGTCTCAGTGACTAGTCCTTCAGTTATACTTCGATCAGACCGGCGAATACCAGTGTTCTTGAAACTGTAGGAGAGGCAGTCTGCGATTGGATTGCGCCATGGAAGCGTGCCCTTGATCATGAGGACTTGCTTGAACGGGATACCAGTGGCATCACCGACCGCCCCCGTCCGGAAGCGGAGGGTGGCGGAGTGATTGTTGGGGAGTTCGGACTGTGATTCGAGGATGGTCGGCTTCCGGCGCAAGAGCAGGTTCCCTGCTAAGAGCCCTGCCATCCCTGCGCCAATGATTGTTACCATTCCACCCTCCGGAACGACGGCTGGGACATCACGCCCACTTACGGCTTGGAAGGCTCGGAGAGGACCTAACAAGCACCGTCGCCACGCGCACCTACGCCTGAGACCGGAGCGGTGTCACATAGGCGCGCTGTCTGGATCCACTTCTTCGAATTGGACGGGGGTCTCTACCATCTTCTCACCCGCCTCGAATGAGTTGTTTAGTTCTTCGCCCCGGTTGTATTCATCCTGCTCCTGGACCCAACCGGCATCCGAGATGTCCCAGGTCATCCAGGTTCCAGCCGCATTGGTGCGCGGCTTCGTCCGCAGCCGGTAGAGGCAAGCCCATGACGGCGGCTTCACCCCAAACGCCTTCTTCCGGTTCATCATAAACATCCAGTTCCGAGACACCGTATGTCCCGAGGATGTCATGGGAATGACGTAGGGGATCGCCATGTCTTCAAAGATGACATAGCCCGTATGATAGCGCGTCTGTACCACCTCATTCCCATTGGGACGAACCCATCGGAACTTGTTGGGGTTCTGAGGGTCTTGCTTTTGCTCAGCGTCAGCCGGGCGCTCTAGGTGACGGCCTACAAAGCCGCCGCCTTTTGACCTGGGTATCCATTCAACCCAATCAACATGGAAGTAGCAAGGCTGGAACAATATCCCGTCATCCCCATTGATAGCGGGGACACCACTGTTCCGAAGCCATATTGCCCCCGCCTCTCCCCCTTCAACATAATTTGGGTCTTTCCTCTGAGCCTGTGGGCTTTGGGCTTGAAGGATATAAATGAGAGGGACGAGGTTGTCCTCCGCCCGGGTACTGACCCCCTTCCCGGCATCCTTAACGACTGACTCCTTGAGGAAGGCCGGAACAGTTCCGGGTTCGGGAACGGATGGAAGGTTGGTTTCTTCTGAGGCTGCTGCTTTCGCCATCATTTCTGGTCCTTGAGCTTGACGATACGGCCCACTGTGCCGCCGATCTTGTCGAGGTCCGGTAGCTTGTGTTTCACTTCCACCTGTTCTTTTAGCCAGGCGGTAAGGGTCATGTTATGAACTGACTCGGCCACAATGGGAAGATAACCCATTGCTTGGAGCTTCATGACTAGCTCCTGAGCCCGGGCGCGGTCCTCGCGGTTGAAAGGGACGGTGACGATAGTCTTGATAAGGTCTTTCGCATCCATCCCTTCCAGGTACGCGAAGCCCTCGGTGCGCTTCGTGTGGTCCCATTCCGCGCTAATGTTAGCGCGGTAGTAGGGGGAGGCCGTCGCGATCACCCCTGGATAGTTGCCCTCTGGGGGAAGGCTAATGCTATCGACCCCGACCTCATCAAACAGATCAGGCAAGTCTTTCATGTAGAGATTGTAGAGTGCGATGTTCGTCTCTTTAAGGCGGGCCTCTAGGTCCGCCTTCTCGCTTTCCATCGCTCTCGCGCCCGATACGGCGTCGCGGAGCCGCTGTAAGCGGTCGGCGCTAGGGGTAGATCGGTCCTCGGTGAGAAGCCGCCGTAGAGCCTCGGGCGGGCCGGAATTGGTGTCCGGGCTTTTTCTGGGCAATTTGGCCATATGGTAGGTGCTCCGTCGATCTCAGGAGCCTAATCCATATGGGAGTAGAAAGAAAGTGGAAAGTTATGGACAATTCATCTGTATGACATATAGACAAAAAAGATGCGTCCCAGGCTTCCGGGGCTGTGGAAACCTGGGACGCCGCTAAACCGCCAGTGGGTGGGGCTGGGGGCGGTTCAGCGAACTGATGCTTACTTGGGCTCCTTGATCAGGACCTCAGTCCAGAAGAAGCCCTTTCCAGGAACATAGGCCAGAACCCAAACGCTGGGCTCATCCTTCATTTCCGGAATCACAGGAAGCTGGGTCGGGAACAACGGGTGAGAGGGCGTGCCCGGGGGTAGCTCCGGAAGCTGATCCGGATAGATTGGCGCTGGAAGATGGGCCGGGAAGGATGGTTCGCCCGGCGCTGGAAGGTGCGACGGGTGGCCTGGGCCAGGGCCAGCGATGGGATGCTCCGGCGTGCCCGGGGGTGGCGCCACTGGCGGGGTAGGTGTAGGACGAGGCTCACCAGGCGGTTCGGCGATAGGGTGAACCGGGTGAGCGCCTGGATCTAGCTCAACCCAGGTAATCAGTGCGAGGTGCGAAGACATTGGTACTCCTAATGAGGGGAAGGCGGCGGACAGTAGTTGACCAGCACATAAGCCGCTCTTTCTGGCTGGTCAGTCGGCTGCTCCGGTGGCGGTGTTGGACACCCCTGCAACACCGTCCCGAGGATTACGGCCACAAGCATCAGCGACGATGCCTATGGTGATGGTGCCGGTGCCTATGGTGCCCGCGCCGGCAGTCGGTCGCCAATTTGTACGAGGCCGGGATCATCCGGGGGCTCGCACTAGGCGGCGCGGCAGTCGACATGGAGATAGGGGCCGGGGACACGGGCTTCGGCATATCGACGCTCGTGGTGGGAGCCCCGGTCAGGAGCACATAGGCGGCGGCGTAGATGACTCTGTCAAGCATGACACTCTCCTAGGAATGAGCGCGGGGGAGTTTACCCCCCGCGTCATTATCAGCCGCGTGGCGTCTTGGGCACCTCCTGCGTCGGTGGCTCGGGCGGGGGAGCCGCCTGAGGAGCCGCTTCCGGCGGTGGCGGAGGGGGAGCGCTGTAGAAGTTGATCGGCGGCGGCGCGGGAGGCGGGGTTGGCGGCGCGGGCTCGTAGGATGACGGCCCTTGCTGTTGATACCCTGCCGTTCCCGGACAGGGGCGTCCCACCTTCTCGAAGGCTTCCTCGATCATCTTATCGCCGCAAAGGACGGCTCGCGCCGCTTCACGGTCGCCGGTCAGGTTCGCAACTTCGCGGGCGTTCAACCGGCGGACGCACGACTTGTCGGTCCAAGAGGACCCCAAGCTGAACCCCCAGCCCATACCAGCACCCCCAGCCGACGTAGAGCCCATACAGGTATCCGTGAGGGTCGTCGTCAGCGCGGGAGCATAGACATTTGGAGTTGACGTTACCCGCGTGCTCGTGTGATCGGGGATCGCCGGGCTGTTGAGAGTGATATCCTGGCGGTTCCCGGCGTTGGATGCCTGGTTCTGAGCCGACGAGTTGGCGTTCCCCCCCGTCGCGTTTCCCCCGTTGGCCTTCGCGACCGAAGAAGTGGAGGCCGACGAGTTGGCATTGCTGGTGGAGGTATCAGGTCCCACCGTGGTCGTCTGCGGCCCTACCGTCGTCGTCTGAGGACCGACAGTGGTCTGTTGACCACCGTTATTGGCGTTCGACGCGGACCCCGAGTTGGCGCCGCTCGTGGAGTTGGAGTTGGAGGTATCCGGGCCAACGGTGACGCCGCCGTTGTTAGCGGACGAGCCTCCATTGGTAATGGAACCCTGCGTCTGGGTCTGGGCCTGGTTGGCGGCTGCGCCGCTATTCGCGGTGGAATCCGAGGATTGCTGCGCGAGCGCGGACCCTCCCACCAGGACGAGAGCGAGGGCGCTCGTCAGAAGAAGCTTTTTCATGGTGCCCCTATTTGAGGATGTTTTAAGACTGGAAAGGGCGGGGACCAAAGCCCCCGCCCCCCCAAAGCGCCCTTTAGTGCGCGGAGGCCGTCGCCGTGCCGTTTCCGGTCTGGAACGAGAACGAGCCGGTGAGGGCCGCGCCCGTCGAGCCGTTGACGTTGACGGCCGAGCCAGTCGTGGTCGTGCCCGCATGCGTCGCCGAGAACACCGGCTGAAGGCTCAGCGCCTGAGCATTCGAGTTCGTGGTGTTCGTCGCCGTCGAAGCCGAGCCCGAAATGCCCGGACCGACTTGGACCGCTGCGCCGCCGCTGGCGACGGTGCTGGAGGCGGTCGCGGTCGTATCGGCGGCCGCAAGCGCCGAGCCCGCACCAGCGAGCACGGCAAAAGCGGCAACCGTTGCGAAAAGCTTCTTCATGATTCGAGGTTCCTCTGCCCTACGTCGGGAATATGATCTCGGGAAGTGGCGTAGGGCGTCCCCCCACCCGAGAAACCGAACTTTCTTTATCCTACCCTAAGCGTTCTGCTTCCGCGCTGGTTTTCGTTCGCCCAGACGATTTTTCTCATTTCGAGCATGGCGGCGGTATGATCGTGACATATCGTGGCCTGACTTGAATTGAGATTGCCCAAAGGAGGAGCAGGAACCAGCCCAGCACCGTCCAGCCGAGTATAACGTTCAGAAAGAAAAGAGGAACAAAATCCCATGATCTTTTGCTGAGCGCTATCGACGTTGGCAGGAAGTACGCCGCCAACAACAACACTAAGAGAACCCACTCCATTGGACTTACCCCCTTTCAGCGACGGAACGGTAAATGCGCCTAAAACCAGGTGCGATAGTTGAAGTGTGACTCGCGGATTTTGACGAGGACGATGCGATAGCCCTTGTCGTGGACGACGACCTCGGTCATATCGTTGTTCATCTCCACGCCCTCTTTCTGGGTCAGGTCAATGGTAAGAACCGTCCGGACCCGCGTGCGTCGCCCGTTCTTATCACGGGCATAGACGGTGATCGGCCACTTCCCGTCGCCCTTCCCGCTGAAGGGGCTCGCGATTTCCGAAGGGAAGTAGTCGTCGCTCATCTTTCTTGACTTGGGAGCCCCCTCTTCATCCTCCTGTTCGTACATTTCCATTACTCCATGGGGGTCTTCCCTAAACCCATGTTCACCCAGCAGCATCCCCTTGGGATCGTACACTTCCACCCGGTACTTCGCATTCGTGGAGACGTAGGTGATATTGAGGATGTCGAGGACATCCTTCACATCCTCGCCGTAGCGGTTGAGTTCCTCGGTGATGGCCTGGAGCATGTCGAAGCTGAAGTTGAAGATCATGGCGCCGAGGCGGACGACCGCTTCCAGCTTGGACTTGTCTTCTAGGTTGACCCCGAGGTACTCGCGCACGAACGCCTCGTCCAACCCGCCGAACTCTAGGGCGTAGAAGATGCGGCCGGGGCGGTTGAGGAAGTTCTTGTCGATCTTGTACTTGTCGTTGCTCGTGATCACCATCAGCTTCTTGCTACTGAACGCGCCGTCGAACAACGTGAGGAGGGCTTCCTGCTTATCCTCCTCATGGTACACCTTCTCGAACTCATCGAACAGGACGAGGGCCGGTTGCTCGAACTTCCTGATGAACTCGTTGAAGTCTGAGCCCGCATAGGGCTCGTCCACCAGGAAGATCGGGTATCCCGCGTCCACTGCGAGATTGGCGAGGAGCTTCAGGAGGAGGGACTTGCCCGCCCCCTTGTTTCCGAACAGGAGCACGCCCGTCGTGGACGGGCGATCCGCGAAGGTGTTAAGAAACCGGGTAGCCATCTTCGGGCAAGAGCCATAGATGCGCTCCGGCAGTTCGAAGGGGAAGGTGCGAGTGAGGTGATACCCCACCAACTGATTGAAGTTGACGAGGTAGAACCCTGGCGGCACCCGGTCCAGGATGTCGCCGTCCAGTCGGGACGACACGAAGATGCGGGACCCGGTGGATCGGAAGACGGTGGGCTCTGCCGTTCCCTTCACCTTCCGCCTAACTTCGTGGATATCTGCTTTTTCCAACATTTTGTTCATGCTTTAGTCTCCGCTGATGGGGTACGCTATTGAGGGATGGCGTAGTAGCCACCCCCCTGGTCGATAACCTCTTTCGCGAGGATCATCTTGTGGAAGGTCGCGTACAGGGGGCCTTCCTTGATATTATGCTTCTCGGCGAGCGACCGGATGTCGCTCGACTTGAAGTCCTTTCCTGCGTAGATCGACATGTCGTCGAGGATCAGCTGGCGGATATCATCGGTCGGCTCGGGGTCGGGGGGAGGCTGTTCTACCGGGACCTCATTTACCTGAAGCGGCGGAAGCCCATCCGCTAGCAGCGAAGGACGCGGCGGTAGCAACCGCAACTTGCCGCCCGGAAGCTCCTCAAATCGTCCGATATGGACGAAGTTCCGAACTTGCTTAAGGAGGGTGGAGCGCCCGAAGCCCTGGTGAAGAAGGCCCTCGGTGACCTCTAGCTTGTCGAAGGGAGCGCCGTGAAAGGACTCAGCTTTCGTTGTTATCGCTTCCGCCGCTTCCTCGCCCTTGAACCTGAAGGGGGCTGGAGACGACGGCGGCTTAGGGGGGACCTTGGCGGCCCGGCTGAAGCTAAGGGGTTGATTACCCGGGACCTTGAGTACCCTGTACTGGCCCGAGCGGAACGGGCCAATCGACTCAAGATACCCGTTCCTACACAGCTTCGTGACCGCCACCGAGATAGAGCTCATCGACTGAACAAGCTCAGCCGCGAATGGGTTAAGGTCCTGAACCTGAATAAGCTCCCCCACGACCCGACCCATCATAATCCGGTCCGCCATTGTGACCTTTTCAGAGGGGACCGCAGGGGCGGGAGTAAGTACTGGGATCGGAGTAGGCCGGTCGGGAGTAGGACCTGATTCCTCCGAGGGTTCCGCGTTTGGTCCCAAGCGATAAGTGGGCGGCGTGTCACTGACGCGGACAATCCGCCGTAGCTCGGTAAGTTCTGAGAGCGTCTTCGGGAGCGACCCGATGGGGCGGTCGTCGCGCTGCCATGCTTTTACGATGTCATGGCGGGTTAGCTCGCCAGTGGAACTCTCCGCGATCTGGTCCACGGTGAACTGGCGGTGGGTCGCGTACTTCGGCTCAGGGTACTCGGGGTAGACGACACCGTCATCCTTCGCCCGCTCCAGCGCCGAGTCCAGCGCTACCTCCATCAACGTTTCAGCAGGCACCTCGACCGTGACCTCCGGCAGGAACTCCGGAGGTTTCAGTAGCTCCGGATTGAACGCCGGAGCCGGGGGAGCCAACATTGGCGGCGGCTCTACGCGCGTAGGCTTAGACGGAGCCGCAACGACGGCCCGAACGGTGGCTTTACCGTCGCCGTTGATGTTCTGGACCCTAAAGTCCCAACGGGACGTCAGGAGGATTTCGATGAGGGCGAGCGCAGGCTTGTCCTCTAGGTCAATGATAATGCGCTTACGCATGGGTGTTTTCCTGATTATCGAACTTGTCGAGTTCACATGTGATGAGGTGGACTGCCTCGTTTAGCTTCCTGATCTGCTCCTCGTTACTGTTACGCCTCCCGGGTTCTGGGATGAAGGGCGGAGCGTTGAGAAGCTCCCGCTTCCGCTTCTTCATCATTTGGCGAGCCGCAAACTGGAGAATGTGCCAGTGCTCGCGCCGAAGGGTTATTTTGATGGGCTGCTGGTAGTATGCCCGCTTCTTGGGGCTATTCGTCACGTCGCGTTTCACGCCGGGAGGTTTCATAGCTGGACTGTCACTCCGTCTGGAGAGATACGGTACAGCCTCGCGCTGGATTCGCCGGGACGGGAGAAGTGGAGGATGATGGACCGACCGTCGCGGCCCTCGCGCGTGGGAGGAGCCCCGTACTTCCTCGCCAATGCCGCGAGCGCCGATTTCTGGGCCGCTGTCTTCTTGATTTCTACCACTTCCGGTCCTTCCCGCGATTATAGCCGAGGCGGCTAGGGAAAGAAAGCCCCTCATTAAATTGTTATCGTTGGACGGGCGGAAGGCAGTTTCGCCGCTGCCTCTTTGAGGACTTTCAGTAGCTCCGTGTGGATATACTTGCGAATATGGAGGCGAATACTGAATATCGCCACGGTGTGTCCGAGCAGGTAGCCTGCTCCTGCGACCCCAAACAGGGCCGCCCAATCTTCATGTATCATCTTTTGTCTCGCTTTTTGGAAACGGCGGGGGTTCCCGCGAGCTTAAGTATAGCCGAGCTACAATCTGAAAAAGAAGGCCCCTCAACCCGCTGCAAAGGTTGAAGGGCCTGAGTTTCTCCCCTCCATTAATTGATGCTTCGACCTTCAGTATCGTCATCTTCCGGCGGCACTTCCTCAGTGGAAGCGGCCTGGGTCATGGCCGGAAGTTGGGGTGGAGGTTCCGTGGACGGAGGATCAGCGTCCTTCGTCATTTCTTCCAGAAGGAGATCAGCCACCGTCTTCTTCTGCTCAGAAGCCGTCTTCCGAATGGCATCCAGTGAGGACTCAGTAAAGCCCATCGTCTTGAGGATGTCGGCGATGAACTCCGGGTTCTCCTTCACGTAGTAGCCCAAGGTGCCATAGCCGGGATAGCGGCTGTAGAACTCAGTCTCCCTCTGATAGGTCTTGGAGTTGGTGGTAGGCTCGGCCCAATTGAAGTAATGGGTCGTCTTCCGCTCGGCCGGGTCACGGTGGGCCTCTAGGACGGACCAGTCGGTACGGCACAGCTTACCCCTTAGCGCCATCAGGAACTTGACGTCCTGTTCCTCGCGGGGGCCGTGCTGAGAGAAGTAGCCCACGCTAAGGTTCGTGCACTCGGGGATAATGTCGATGTAGTTAGCCGTATCGGTGAAGGTCCCAGTCGGGTCTGGCTTGTACTTGCCGCCGAGAAGCATGCTCATTTGCTTCGCGAACGCCTCGGAACAACACCGCCCTCCCCATTGCTGGGTAATGACGGAGTCATAGCCGCGCCGGTCCAGGGCGACCGCGAACTTGATGCCTTTCAGAAGCTCGGCGTGGAACTGGGAAATGTACTTACTGCCCGTGCCGCCGGACTCCTCACCGCGATGGAAGAGGTAAAGGCCCGGAACCTGCTTCTTGATCATATTCCAAACCAGCCAGAGCCCGGCGCCATCGTCCGCGCCTAAGCACTCGCCGATCTTGGGCTTGGTGAGCCGCAGGAAGCCGTCACGGAACTCGATCTCCTGGAACCCTGGCCGATGGTGCACGGTATCAGTATGGACGGACCACATGATGTTAGGGGCCGAGCCATCCGCGTTCACGACCCACTTCCAGTAGTTCCCGTGCCCATCGACCTTAACGTCGAGGGGGAGGATGAAACGCTTGATGAACGCGATCTCAGTCTCGCTATTGCCGGGGCGCTTGTAGCTCAGCATCGCCATAAGCGCTGGCGGCGGGGTAAGCGTGTTGGCTTTCTTTGGTGCCGGAACCGGCGCCGCATTGTTGTCCACAATGGACCTCCTCTTGGATTGTGTTTTATTCAGGCGGTGGTGGAGGGTTTTCCTCGATTACGTCTCCTATGATGTTAAGGTCCAGATCAACGACTATGCGGCGCCAATTGAAGTTGGGAACGCGCCGAACCTGTGGAGGATCGCCAACAATGGTCCAGGCTGTATTGACAGTGGTCACGAGGTGCTCCAACGGCGTCTCTTGGAGAAGGCTCTCATTCCGCTCGCCCCCTTTTTGAGGGTCGTGCTCGCGCGCTGAGGCCGCTGCGCGCATCTTCTTCGCTTTCACGACCCAGGCGTCCGCCTCATCGACACGGATGTAGAACTCGCCAACCGTCTTCGGGCGATAGGTGAGGCCGCCTGACTTAAAGGCGAGGGGCGACCACCATTCCTTGGTTCCGTCGAGGCGATAGACAATCTTGCCTTTACATTCGACGCGGGCCGTCCACCGAGTGCCAGCCTTACCGCATACGATTGTGTGCTTCCCCTCTAGGGCCCAGGCCTCAATGACTTGAAGGGTGTGTGCTATATAAGTTCCATTGTAGCCGCTCTCCCGCCAGTCCTGAACTTCGATCATCCGCGCCGCCGGATTGGCGGGATTTATCAGGATGGTCTGGTTCGACCCGTTACAGATTCTGATATGACCTTCCCGGCTATTCAACCGATAGCACGGCGCACAGCAACGTTCCTCCACTGCGTTTAGGAAGCGGCGGAAGCTACCGCCATTGCCCTCGTTGAAGAGATTATTGCACAACCGGCATCTTACCGGCTCGGGCGGGGCATTCATCCAGCCGCCGTTGGAGCTGCCGGTTATCGTGGGATTATTGGTTAGGCACCAGTACTTGTCGGGCTCAGTCGGGTGCGTCGTAAGGCCGTAATAGTCGAGGTAGGGCATCATGAAGTAGCGAAGATGGGTCCCGGAGCCGCGTATCTTGCTTAGGCGGGCACCGTTGAAGATCGAGCGTCGCTCGGTCACGGAGAAGTATCCGAGCTCACGGAAGTGGGTCTCCATGGCACGGACAAACTCATGGGAGCCGTCGAAGTCGCCGCTATTAGGGTAGATACGGCCCAGGGCCTTCTTCTCAGGCCACACGACGGCGCGAGCCGCGTACTTATAGGGGCACCGCGATCCCGGCGGCTTCTCGATGTAGGCGATAGCCAAGTCGCCCGCGCCGTACACCTGAACCGACTGCTGATTCGACATGCACGAATGCGGCCCGTTCGCATAGATGTCGATCATCTTCTTGGGGTCCTTGGTCATTTGGACCTCGTGAAGAACCTTCGGCGCATTGCCAGTCTCGAACCACTTGACGTAGTATTCAATCTGGCTGTCGCTCAGGTACTTGTAGAACTTCTTCAGGTAGCGGCCGGGCTTGAGGATGACGTACTTGCCGCGAGCGCCGTAGTTCTCATCAGGCGTGTACGCGATCATGGTAGGGTCCTTCTCCGCATAGTGGGCGAAGTGACCGGGGATAGCAGGGAGGCGGGCGCCCCACGACAGGGGCTTGTATTTCTTGCTCTTTATGAAATACTGCTCGCGCTCGCCGTAGAAGACCTCGAACACCTTGTACCTTATATCAATGTAATGGTATTGGCCACCAATGCCGAACTGCTCATACCACTTCGCCCATGCTGCCTCTAGGGTGTCCGCATAGAACTCATCCGACGGCGGATGATCCCGCGAAGTGGTGGAGAGCTTCCATAATTTCGCCATGCTATATCCTCAAACCCCAGCGTGCGACCGCTACGAAAACGCGGCCCCTTTAAGATAAAGGAAGCCGCGCCCGACAGGAAGCGAAAGAAAGAAGGCAAGCTTAGACAGGTATGCTGTCCTGGCTTTCCTGAAATGCCTCAAACATTGCATCAGCCTCGGCTGAGGCATCCACCCAGTCGAGGACGGACATGACGCCGATGCGCTTGAGAGCCGCCCACAGGTCACTGTGGGAGCTGTCAATGTCGGTATCATATTCATCCGGATACCCCGGATCACCGTTGGGTAAGGTGCGGACGCCGGGGATGACGGTGATACGGATGACGTCCCAGGTCTTCAGGCCCAGATGTTGTTGCTCCGGGTGCTCCGGGGAATACAGGTCGATGCCGTTCACTTCCCAATAATGGTTCTCAACCTTCCGGTAGGGGAAGCCATGGGCAAGGGCGAAGCGGCTAATGGTCTCATCGACATTCATGAAAGGTTATCCATTGCTTTAGTGGCGGCGAGGACGCGGTTGGGGCAGGGCTCAAGCTTACGACGCTTGCAGGTACAGCTGTCAGGAGCCTCATAGCGGACCTGACTGTTGAGGACCCGCTCACAGCAGGCATAGGCCATCTCCCAATCGAATGGGGGTGTTCGCCGCGTGATAGTGGCGAACTTGATGGTTCCTGGCATCTTAGGGAAGCGCATGGTGCCTCCTATTCCAGTGTGGAGATATTGTCGAACAGGCCCTTTATGAAGGCCCCCGAGGCTTTCGCGTGCTTATAGAGGGCACGCTTCATGTTCGCCTTCGGGAGCGTAGAGAAGGGGAGAGAGACACGGACCTGCTCATCGCCGAGCGTCCCGTGGCAGTAGGTAATGTCCCACTCGGGGTAGCCGGGGTCGGAGACCATCCGCAGGCGCGTGATGTAGAGACCCGGCTCCGTCCAATCAACGGTGCGCGTCGGATTGAAGTTCCTGTCGGCGTCGGATTGTGGATTGGTCTCGCGTACCCCGACGCGGGCCAGTTCCTCGGGGGTCCATGTGGTCATTGGTCTTTCCCCCACAGGCGCTTCCAGTCGGCGTCGTCTAGGCCGCTCATCAGGAACTCCCGCTCCTCATCCGTCAGGTACGGGAAGGCATTTTGGATAGACATGCCGTCCTGCCACGCCTGATAGTCAGCGTAGTTCATCTTGAGGTGTCGCGTCTTAGTAGCAAATCCCGGCATGATCGGATAGACAGTGACGTCGGCTCCGAGCATATCCTGGTCCCACATGATCTCGCGGACAGGTTGATGCATTCCCGGCATTATCGTGTTCTCCGCTTTTTGTCGGCCTTTTCCGGCCTAACTTAAGTATAGACCGGAGACAGCGGGGACAGGAAGAAGAAAGAAAGGCGGACAACGGGGGCAGAACCAGCTGGGAGGCCCGTAAGCAGTTTTCTTTCTCCATGAACGGCGCGAGGGTCCTGGGTCGGTAGGGAGGACCAAATGCCAAAGTTTCAGCATCCTCAGTCAGTGCTTGATTATCTCGGGCGCATTGGTGCGGAGGTGCTGAACGCAAGACGCGCTGTAATTCGCGAAACAGGGGGCAAGTATCCTAAAGACATTGCTAAGATATACATTCATCCTGACGGAACTGTAATCGCTTCGGATAAGCAATATGCCCCTAAGGAGGCTGAAGCCGAAGTGATGACGCTAGACCTGGTTAAGGTAACATTTCCTAAGTCACTAACAGTCCTCGATATGGATGGCTTAGTGGGGGCCGGGGCCAATCGTGGTATGCTAATCCCATTTTATACGCATAAGGGGGAAGCCGACCAGCGCATAAGCATGGTCCAGGAGTTCTGGATCGATGCTAATGGGGATAAGCAGTTTGTTTCTTGGACCTATATGAGCGATGAAGGGTGGGTAAAGGCTGAACCCGACGAAGGGCTCCCATTCTGGAAGCCTAAGCATCGGCGAGGAATGGATTGGCAACGGATCATGATACATGAGGGGGCAAAGTCGGCACGAGCAGCGGATACGATTGTAAAAGAGCAGGTCGAGCATCCTTGGATTGATGTATTGTCGAGGTATGTGCATTGGGGGCTGATTGGGGGAGCCAACAATCCAGGACGAACGAACTATGAGGAACTCCGGGATGAGAGACCGCGCGAAGTTGTGTATGTGTGTGACAATGATGATCTCGGGAAAAATGTCGTAAAGGAAGTCTCACGACTCTATGGACATTCGATGAAGGAAATAACCTTTGGTGAGGACTTTCGTGATTCATGGGATATGGCAGATCCATTGCCAGAGAAGTTCTTTACAGCGACCGGGCGATATGTCGGTCCTGACTTAAAAAGGATGATGCACCCCGCGACCTATGCTACAAGGCAATTCGCTATAGATGGAAAGAAAGTAACAACCATAAACAAAGACTTCCGAGAAGAATGGGTCTATTGCACAGAGCCTGAACTGTATATCCATCGAGATCATACGCATCGTATTCTCGGTACAAAAGCTTTCAATAATCAGCTACGGCCCTATAGTCATGTACCTGACATCGCCTCGTTAATGAAGAAGGAGAAAAGCAACCAAACAACTCGGATACGCTACAATCCTAGTCAGAATCCAGGCATCTATAATGATGGACGGGGTGTCTATGTAAATACTTATGCTAAACCGACAATCGAAGCAGAGGAAGGGAATGTTGATATCTGGTTGGACTACCTGAACGGATTTGTTGCTCAAGACTATGATCGCGATGAAATGTTTCGCTGGATGGCAACGCTTATCGAACGGCCTTCAATACGAATGAAGTATGGATTGTTGCTAATAACAGAGACGCAAGGAACCGGGAAGAGCACCCTCGCCGCGAAGATACTGACTCCATTGATTGGAGAAGATAATACATCAGAACCTACTATGTCTGATCTTATGAACCCTAAGTTTGGGAACTGGAAAGCTCATAGCCGCCTGGCTATTACTCACGAGGTCTATAGTAGTGGTTCTTCTATTCCTTATAATACATTGAAGAGCGTAATAACTGAAGATACGGCACCAGTAGAGAAGAAGTATCAAGATCCATATACAATTGAACTATGGACTCATGTTGTCGCTTGTTCCAATTCGCGGCACGCCTTGAAACTAAAGGATGAAGACCGTCGTTGGCTTGTTCCTGAATTGAGGGAGGCTAAACGACCACAGTCCTTTTGGAATGCATTCTATAATTGGTTAAGCCTTGAAGGAGGGCTGGGGAAGATTAAGTGGTCATTCATTGAATACCTAAAAACGCAGCCTCCTGTTTCGCGAGGGGCCGAAGCGCCTCTGACAGCTGCTAAGACTTCCATAATCAACGACAATCTGTATGCTGGAGGGTTAGCTGTTTTGAATGAATTGGTAAGCTATCACAAGGCTGTTAAGCATAATGAGAATGGAGGGGGCATTGATCCTCTGTATTGGAAGTATGAACTACCATTCACGCCAAATGGACATGTTCGCGGGACGACTGAAATAGCGGACTTAGCAGCTAGGCGAGGTGCTGTGGTGTTTGATACTGATATGATCGATATGATTAAATGTCGCGTTTATGACAGAAGATTGCCAAATCACCCGATTGAAAGACTTCAGGATGTTCGGAAGATTGCTAAGTCTGTAGGGTTTAAGGCAGGAAAGAACCGTTGCTGGATACCCGAGCTTGGCTATAAGCGTCGCGGGGGGGTTGTTCTAAGTTTACAACAGGAACTTGTTGACATGACGATACCTGAGCTATATGAGAAAGGGGTCCCTATCATAGTGTTGAATATGGGACCTAACATGTGAGTTTGAGGGTAGTTAATAATGGTTCTTAGCTCTATCTCTATTTTTACAGCTACTTTCCTATTCTGTTCAAAAAAGAGGTAATAGAATATAGTAAAGGTAAAAGGCATAGCAAAGGTAGGGGGGGTATATAGGGGGCAGTAATAGGAAGTCGCTGTGATTTTCGAGCCCGAGCTAGGAATCATTCTTAGGAGCTGGTGGAAATGCCTTCGAAATGGGAAAAAGTTGATGAGTCTGAATGCGAACAAACTGATCGATTGAAGGTAGAAGGGGGTTATCTTTACAAAACAGTTGTTTGGAGTTTGAATACCGATAATGCATTGGCAGTTACAATGGTCTTTGTACCCGCTTCCCCTGTGACACAAATTCAGGGATAATAGCTGACATGTCTGTTGGAAATGACCCTGACCGTAAGACGCACGCGGTTGCGGCTACGGGGAAGCCCCTGCGCGGGTATCGGAGTGAGAGGCCATGGCCTGATAATGTGTTTGAGCTAATTTGCCAGGAGTATGAGGGTTCGAGCAAGGGCATTGACAAAATCTGTGAATCCCATCACGACTGGCCGTCGTATATGACGATTATGCACTGGATGGTAGACGATCCAGAGCTTCAAGCGCGGATGGAGATTGCTCGCCAAATTCACGCTGACTTCCTGGTCGAAGAGGCAATGATAATTGCCGATGACAAAACCCTCGACATCATTGAGACTGAGAAGGGCTTCGTTATCAACAATGCGGCGGTGAACCGCGCCAAGCTTCAGGTTGAAACTCGCAGGTGGACAGCTGGAAAGCTTCATGCTGCGCGATTTGGCGAGAAGATGGATGTTCGGGGGGCAGGCGTTCAGCTTACCCAAGTCTTTGCTATGCCTAGCAATGGACGGGATGATGATGGGAAAGTGATTGAGGGCGATAAGCCCAAATTGCTTCCATTCTCGAAGGATGACTAGATGCGGTTGGGCCGTCGATAGGTCCCAACGCCGCCTACCAAAGCTGTTCTTATGCCACCTTGGACTGGGTTATGCCATTGGTGGTACATTGGGACCCAGCCTTTGCCGTTGTAGGCGCAACGCTTACAGGTCCATTTCCCTTCGACCTTGTGGGTAGCCACTGACCCGCAACTAGGGCATGGATAAGGATGCCTCCTGGGGAGCGTCATTGCCCTTCCTCTTTCTCACGCTTCCGCTCGCGGTCAACGCGGTCGAGGATGCCTCCGCGTTCGCGAATCACTTGTCTCGCTTCCTCGGCGGCGCGGGGAGTGCCCCCGCGCCTCTCAAATTCACGGAACCATTGCTCTTTGTAGCTTGACATGTCCTACCTATCGAACGGAGGGCAGTCGCGGCCCTCGTTGAACCAGATGCCAATGGCGGGGTCGATCTGCGATACGCGCGCCAGGGTAGCGAAGGCATCCCACCAGGAGGTGAAAGGTCCTGCCAGTTCAGGTTGCCCCCATTCCTCCCAAGGGGGGACCGCCGGGTGATCGTAGTAGTTCATCGCCTCGATGACGATGCCCGACTCGTAGTCGGTTTCGTTCACTTGGCAGTAGATGGTCAAATTTGCCCCCTTTAGACCATGTCCGGACGAACGAGCGTCCAAAAGCCGTCGTAGTCGCAGACGCAGAACTGCTTCCCTTCAGGGCCACAAATTCTAACGTCACCGTGGATTGCCTCGATATGGATCCACCAGTTGTAGTAGGGTCCATCCTTGTTAGTAACCAGCTTGATCGCCTCTGTTACGGCCGCGTTCGTAAACTCCAAATTCTCCGCTATCGACATTGTGTTCTCCCCGACGACGCTCTAGTATAGCTTAAAGGCAGCTGAATTAGCTATGCCTTTTATTAGCCCAAATTTGGCGAGCCTCTGCCGTCCAGCCCGAAGCCCATGCCGAGTGGGAAAGTGTGCCGGCTGTATACGGGTTCAGATTCAATCCGAAATCATGCCGACGGGCATCTCTCCCAGCTTCTCGCGCCAATCTAATGTGTTCCGGCTCCCAACCCACGGGCCAGGAGGACGGATCGCCAAGATCGATCACGGGCATTATGCCCCCTTCTCAAATGTATGCCAGTCGAGGCCAGCTGCCTTAAGGCGCTTGCTCTCCTGGTAGCGTTCGTTGCGGGTCTTAAACCATTTGACCCTTAGTTGATTTGTCTCTGGATCGCGGTCCCCCTTAACAGCGATACCCCAGAGGGTATTGCCCTCGCCTACGATGTCTTTTGCTACGCCGAACCAGTCGGTCATATTGCCCTCCCTTATTTGCGACGAACGCCGAGGCCCGGAGGCACGCGGCAGTCGGCGTCGAGAATGTTCCCGAAGAGGCGAGCAAAGCGAACAATAATCTCCGCTTTGACGTCCTCGGAGTAGTTTGCGGCGTCGAGGATAATGTTCTGTAGAAGATCGAGTCCACAGGTGCCATTGTCGTCGCGGTCGCGCGGGAGGGCATTAAGCGAGAGTCCTGCCTCGAAAGCTCTGATAAGCTCGCGCCCGTCTGTATCGGCGGGCGGGTCCGCTGCGAAAGCGATGTTGTCTACGGGCAGGGCTAGGGTCGCGAGGGTAGCGGTGTCTATCTCGTCGCCGTAGACAGAACCTAGCCTCTGGCGAAGCTCGGGGCTGAGACGTACTTTTTTGTAAGGGTCGAAAGGCTTCATTCTGTTCTCCGCTAGGGAAAAGGAAAGGCAGCCGAAGCTGCCCTAGTTGTTTGATTAGAGCCCCTCGAACTCAGCGAGAAGCTCTCTGTCAGCTTTGCTTAGAGATAGGCCGCATTCGCGGCGGTCGTAGGCATTACCGAGGCGGCGCTCTTTGCTCGCCGTCCAGCCTGCTGGGCGCTCTTCGATTGTAAGGCGACGGCCCCAGTTGTCTACGTAGGTCCGGTCCCCGTTTACAGGGGGACGCCCTAGCTGTTTTTCTAGGCCCTTAAGGGCAGAAGCCTCGTCCGGGTACACATGGGAATGAACCCCGTCTTCGGCCGATATAAGCAGTACCCACATTTGTTTTCTCCGCTTTGTTATGTTCGGTTTACTCGGAAATAACGCGCCAGCGCCGCCGCCGCTCTTCAGGGGTTAGGACTGGGCGGTCGTTCGCTTTGAACTCGTCCGCGATCCCGAGCTTCGCAGTAATGTCCGCGAAGCGAGCGAGCGCATCCTGGTGTTCGGGCGAAGCCTTAGCTCGCATTTGGTCGATAACATCCTCGTCCTCGTCTGGGTCGAGCCCCTCGATTCTGTCGAAGAAGTCTTCGAAGTTCTCGGCAGTCCAGCCTTCGAACCGACTGTCTGCCTCGTAGGCGTCGAGCAGATCGGCTAGTTCGGGAAGCATTTGTTCGGGTCGCATTCTGTTTTCTCCGCTAGAGACGCCCCTAGTATAGCTTCGAGACAGCTGTAGCGTCTATGTCTTTCTTTATCCCAGATACATACACAAATTTGGGCGCTTATACAGATACCCATCCAAATTTGGGGCCTGATACAAACACAAATTCTCGTATGTATACGGATGGTATAGTACACACAAATTTGGGCTGTGTACGGATTACCACACAAATTTGGATTAATGTAAAGCTTTATTAGATGTTAGCTTTATTCATATACGTCCACAAATTTGGTGAGCTAACGTTGTCTATGCCGGAATTCAGGCACAATGGTGACGCTTAGGCCACAAATTCCACACAAATTACAACAACTTAGCTGACCTGGCTAGGCAATAGTGTCCCGTGGCTAGGTTTGTTCTTTCGTCCGTATAAGGACTACGGCTCAGCTGTCCCTGGACACTCGCAGATGGGCCCAGACAATCCATCTGCTGACATACAATCCATCTGTTAAAGGACAATCCATCTGTGTGCCCCGCAGAGCCAGAGGACAGCGGCAGAGGACAGCGAACAGCTGTCTCTGAGCTCTGTCCGCCCCACCAGCGCCCACCAGGCAGGGCACAGCCGACAGCGCCCATCGGACATGCAGGCAGAGGCCATGCAGACACTAGTACAGTGCAATGCAAGATACCCAGACCCGATCCAGCGCTCAGCCGCGACGATCGGTCGCGGTTCACAGGGGCGCGGCGGATCGTCGCGGAACGAAAGGGGAACGAGTATAGACGCCGAGTATTCGTCGCGAATACTTAGGCGAATACTTCGAAGGGGGGCGCGGCGAAACGTCGCGGGCCTAGCTCCGCTATAGGGCTTCTCCCCTTCGCCTAGCTCGGCTATATCGGGGGTCCGGTCCGGTCGGATCGGGGCTCGGGCCGCTCGGCCCGGGCGGAACGGCTCCCGAAGGGGAGCCCTAGCTAGGTAGGAGAGACCCCTATTTCCGTCTATTCGAACGTCCCCCGCTATCCCTTCTCCGGTTTCCGGGGAACCCTCTTCGCCGCCGTTCTCGCGAGCCCGGGCCGCTTCGTCCCGGTCCCGGAAGCGGTCGGGCGCGGCTTTAACGCGACGACGGCCGCGAAGAAAATTAACCTCCGCTTCGCCCGCGACGCGGCTCCCTTCGAAATCCGGACGCTCGGCCCGGCGAAGGCTCCGACCGAGGTCGGGCTCTTCGTCGTCGGGGCTATCGGCGAAGGCCGCGTCTCCCGCGATAGCCGCTCGGGCGAGCGGCGAACCGCCGCTAACGACGGCGCCGAAAACTTCGGGAAGGAACGGATCGTCCCGACGCTCGTCCGCTTCGCCGAGAAGCGCGAGGCCGTTTTCGCCGCTCGCGGCGAACGGATCGAAGCGGCTAAGGCCGTTCTCGCCGAAGAGGAGGCCGAGGCCGCTCCGGAGGCCGCGCCGCTCGCGCCCGAGGCCGCGCCCGAGGCCGCGCCCGCGCCCGAGGCCGAGGCCGAGGCCGCGCCCGAGGCCGCGCCCGAGGCCGCGCCCGACGCGCCCGACGCGCCCGAGGCCCCGACCGAGGCCGAGGCCGCGCCCGAGGCTCCCGCGCCCGAGGCCGCTCCGGAGGCCGAACCGACCGAGGCCGAGGCCGCGCCCGACGCGCCCGAGGCCCCGACCGAGGCCGAGGCCGCGCGCCCGCGTCGCCGCCGCTAACCCTTTCGGGGGAGGCTCCGGCCTCCCCCGACCCCTTCCCTCGCTCCGATAGGAGAGACGACGATTAAGACGCTCCCGACCCCGACCCCGGAAGCCGCCGCCTTCCGCCTTCTCGCCCGCCGCGCCGCCTTCGAAGCGGCCCGGCTCCGCGCCGCCGAAACCGGGCGCGCTACCGTCGCGGCGATTTACGCGCCGCGCGGGTTTCGCTCCCTCGGCGAAGGCGGGTTCCGCGCCTCGCCGGATTACTTCGACTAGCCGCGCGCTATACTTCGCGGGCCGGGCGAATACTTCGCTACGGCCCGCGAATACTTCGCCGACCGCCGCGAATACTTCACACACACACCCGGGGGCACGCTTCGCTCCACCACACTGCTTTCCAATGTCGTGAACCTTTGCTGTACACACGGCGCCATAGAGCCACACAGTCCCGGAGGATGTAACCCACATTGATGCGGAATTGTACAACTTAACCATACCACACCCAACCTCACCCGACCAAGGAGGACCGAACCCGACCAAACCCGACCAAACCCCACCTGACCACGTTGTGCCACACCAATCCAAACCTTGCCTCACCGTCCCTTACCAGCAGCAGACCAGACCGTACCTTGCCACAGCAGGGATTCACCGCACCTTACCACACCGAACCTCACAATAGCATACCTGACCGTACCCGAACAGACCAGACCCCGCCACACCTAATCTTATCATACCACACCTCGCCCAATCAGACCGTGCCGTACCATACCCGATTTTACCAAACCTGACCAGACCACGCCGCATCGGACCAAGCCCGACCACAGGATACCCTGCCTTAAGGTTGCGATAGCTCCCACTTAACCACTACGAAGCGTCCGAAGGTTGGCCGCATGTCCCCAAGCCCGACCAAGCGCCCCGCGTCGTCAATCACGCGCCGAAGAAACACTGGATCGATGTAATCTGACAGTTGCACCATGAACTGGAAGTCTGCTCGCCAGCCAGCCTTGATAGCTGGCCGTGTTCGGGTAACGGCACCCCGTTGCACCATTGCCCGTCGCCGGTCCTCGTAGTCCCACTTCGTGATTCCCAGCGAGGAGAGGTCATTCAAGCTGATTATGCCAGCACGGAACAGGTCCATTGCCGACTTTCTGGGCGACCTGGGGTCCTGTTGGAACTTGCTGGCATTGATTATGGAACCTCGCAGGTACTCCCCAGGAATAGAGATTTCCATATCAGCATTGCGATAGACATAGGACTCCAAATTGTCAACCTTCTTGGCCTTCGACCCTTTTGGGGCCTTGGCCTTTGCCTCGACCTCATCCGTATTGTAGCGGTGAAACAACATTGGAGATGACCCCTCTAAGGTCATATCAACAATGTAGGGGACGCTCGCCTGAATAACGGGTTCGCCCCCATTGGAGGCTTGCTCCTCGGCTAGGTTAAGCAATTTGTCTCGGTTCAACATCGCCCCCTTCATTGGTTGTTGGTCCTTCCTCCCCAAACATCATATCGAGCAGCCGCTCCTGTTGGGCTTCAGCTTCCACTGGATGGACCTGCTCCATGTGGTTGAGCATGCGAGGCCACCAGTTCTTTCCACCTTTCCCCTTAAAGGGCGGGATGGCGTAGTCACAGTAGCGGGCCTTGATGAGCCGCCCCTTCGCCTTGTAGTGCGCCTTGACATCCGCCACAGTGACCCTGGGGGTCTCTTCGATTGGGGTCTCAGCCATTCATCCACCAATTCATCAAGCGTTCAATAGCAATCCCGAGCCCCCACCCAGCCATTGTGAGCAGTATGAAGCCCCCGCCATAGACGATCACTCGCACAGTCCACTTCCCAGCTAGGTACGGGATCGAGGGCTTCAAGTCTTCATGCTCCCAGGCTTACGGAAGGCACTTTCAGGAATGCTTTTACTCCGCTGCCGGAGACGCTGAATCGTTTCATTCCAGGCCTTCATGCGGCCATCTAGGCGCGTGCGAGCCTTCCGTAGCTTCCTCCTGGGATGCAATCCGTTCAGCTTCCCCACCATCTTCCTCCGTTCTTTCTTTATCCTACCCCGTCACAGCGTGCGTAGTCTATGCCCTTTCGACCTTCACCGTCCGCTACTTAACATATCCAGCATGAAGTCATGGGCCCAGTTCTGCTTATACCCACACACTGGGCAGGCCCACCCCGACCGGGTAGCCACCAGCTGGCCCAGGTCTTCGCGGTGCTCCAGGGCATAAGCCCGGTGTTCCTCGTCGCCTCGGTTGTCACCACATGTGAATGGATGCATGTACGGGGAGTTCTGCCACTGGTTGAGGGCCACGCACTGCTCCTCCGTGAAGGGAGCGTATATCTTCACCATTTCATTCCTCCTATCAGCAGGATCAGGCCAATGGTAGATGTCGTGAGACCAAACACCACCAGGAACAGTAGGAGCGCCTTAGTGCGCATTATCGTTGGCCACTTCTTCCTTCAGGAGCCAATCGTAGGAGCCGTAGACGACGCTGTCGTCCTCCTCCATTGCCTGGGTGATGGCTTCATCCTCCACCATCCCCAGCGAGATGCGCTTGAGCTTTATGAATCGCTTCCGCAGGTCGTCTCGCTTCACGAACTTCAACAGCCTCTCCCGCGTCTCCGCCGGCAGGCGGTTGGCCTTGTCTAGCTTTAACATCAGCCTCGCCTTCTCTAAGTCAAGCTGTTTCATCACCAGCTAGGTCCAATCGGGCCATAAACGTGCCATGCATACCACCAGTACTTCATTAGGTAGTGCTCCAGCCTGGGGTTGCGCGTCCTGAAACTGTTGAGCTTCTTCCGCCGGTACTTGCGCATCCGGTGGATGTGTGTCCACGGCCTCTTTCCCTTGGAGGTCCCGCAGTCGCTGTATGGCAGGCTCGAACCCACTGTATGTACTGTCTAGTACCCAGGTCCAATGTGGGGTATAGTAGCCAATCTCAACCCGCTCCTCCATAACCCGGTAGACCCACATGCTCTCCGCCCTCCTGGCCATGGTGATTATCGTTGTCGCTGTCGCGATTGTGTGGTGGATACTTCAGCAAATGCCGCTCCCCGCCCAGTTCCGATGGATTGTGAACATCCTTCTCGGACTCATCGCTTTGCTGGTGCTCCTGTACTTTGTGGCGCCAATGTTGCACCTTGTCCACTAGCTAGCACATGTAGCTTGTGGTAGATATACACTGACCCTATCGTAATCACGACCGTCGCTACACTTATCAATGTGAGAAAGAGCATTCCAAGCGCCACCCCCATCCAGCCTTCGGTGAACCAGCTCCAAACCCGCCGAGCCCTTCCCCACCCCCGCTTCGCGCACTTGCGCACCTGCCACCACCCCATACGGAGGTCTTCCTTCAAGTCTTCCCACCAGCTCTCGCGGACCTCGTCACTTGGCATGATCACGGATCCAGCTATCAGCGACCATCCGCATGAAAAAGCTTATGGAGAGACGTAGCTTGTGGGCGGCGTCCCGCACAGCGACAAACTCTCCGGGTGGGAAGTAGACACTAACTGCCACTGTCCTATCCTTCCCGGCCTCCAGTTTTCGCTGGAGTGCCTCTTGTCCAAGACTCCGCCGATTGTAGGGACGTTTCATCTCCGTTACGCTCCGTCCCCCTAGTCTAGTTGAAAACAAAAAGAAAGTCGATGACCCGAGGAATTGTCGCGTGGCCTACATGGGGAAACACGAACTTTGTTGGCCAGTACCAGGCCGAGGAGTGGCCTGAGCCCCCGGAAGACTGGGAGGCTACCCCGCAGCACGACCCGGAAGCTTTCAATGGCAGTGACCTTCCTCCCGAGAGCGACGCAATTCTGGCGGATGACACGGAGGAGGTGTACCATCCCGGTCTTCACTCCTACGAGGGCGACAAGGGCTACGAGGACCCCGCTGAACTGACGGTCCTGAAGAGACGGCACGGGCCACTGAATGTGACGGCTCCTCAGCCGGGTCCCCAGATGAGGTTCCTGACGACGGCGGCTGACATCGCCATCTATGGCGGGGCGGCGGGCGGCGGGAAGACATGGGCGCTGTTGTTCGAGGCGTCCCGGCACATTAAGAACCCCTACTATGGCGCCGTCATCTTCCGCCGTACCAGTGTGCAAGTCCGGAATGAGGGTGGCCTGTGGGATGAATCTCTCCGCATGTACCCCGGCCTGGGCGGGGCTCCCCGCGAGCATGACCTTTGGTGGAAGTTCCCGTCCGGGTCCAATATCTCCTTCGCCCACCTGGAGCACGATAAGAATGCTCACGACTATCAGGGGGCACAGATCCCACTGATCGCCTTCGATGAGCTGACACACTTCACGGAAGCCCAGTTCTGGTACATGGTTAGCCGGAACCGCTCCACATGTGGGGTGAAACCCTACATCCGTGCTACGTGCAACCCTGACGTTGACAGCTGGGTGGCAAAGTTTATTTCCTGGTGGATAAACCAGGACACTGGCTATGCTTACCCGGAGCGTGCGGGAAAGCTTCGGTACTTTGTCCGCATTGGTGATAAGCTCCACTGGGCATCTGACCCTAAAGCTCTGTCCCGCTTCCGCAATCCAGTAGACGGGAAGCCCATCAAGCCCAAGTCTGCCACCTTCATCCCGTCTAAGCTCACCGACAACAAGGTCCTGACCGAGTCCGACCCGGGGTATATGGCGAACCTGTTGGCGCTCCCTCTCGTGGAGAGGGAGCGGTTGCTGAATGGTAACTGGAAGATACGGTGGACGGGTCAACAATTCTTCAATGTCCAGAACCTACTCGTGAACGGGAGGCCGGTGGCGAACCCCACCAATACGGACAGTGTCTTCGCTGTACTCGACACAGCAAGTAAGACTGGTCATCAACACGATGGCACGGCTGTCGTCTGGGTTGCGAAGAACAAGTACACTGGATATCCGCTGACGATACTGGATTGGGAGACGCTGCAGATCAGCGGGAACCTGTTGGAGAAGTGGTTGCCGTCCGTTTTTATACATGGTGAGAGACTGGCTCGTCGTTACGGCGCACGCGAAGGGTTCGTGGGTGCTTGGATTGAGGACAAGCAATCCGGAACCATTCTCCTTCAACAGGCACGTCGGCGGAACTTCAACGTCTTCCCGATTGAATCCAAGCTGACCCTCTTGGGCAAGGACGAACGCGCACTGAGTGTGAGTGGGTATGTTGGAACGGGGAAGGTCAAGGTAGCTGAAACCGCCTTCAATAAGACCCTCACCTATAAGGACATAACGCGGAATCATTTTCTCTCCCAGGTTGAAAGTTTCTCTATTGCCGACCCGGACAATAAGTCCCGGGCCGATGATTTGCTCGATTGCTTCTGCTACGCTGTCGCTATCGGCCTCGGCGATTGGGAAGGGTTCTGATGCTCATTGGATTAGTCTCTTGTCGCTATCGGCCTCGGCGATTGGGAAGGCTTCTAGCTCCAGGTTGAACTTGTCCTCCTCCGGCAGCATGTCATTGACGCTAAACAGCAGCGAGTTCATGACAGCCTTCATAAACTCGGCCTTCTCAATGTTGCTTTGAAGCTGGGTGAAGCGCCGTCCTACGATGGCGCCCAGCACCATACACACCGAGTGAACGGCGTCCCAGCCCTCCATGCCTTTGAGAAGCGCCAGTATCTCGCGCGCCTTGGCGTTTCGCACCTTAACGGTTTCATCCTCAGTCATAGCTGTCATCCGTGTATTCTTGGGTTACGTCCGCCCACTCGCCCTCCTCAATGCCATTTATCTCCATCCACTTGTCCCAGATGTGAAACATGTTCATGATTTCCATGCCGGTCTTCGGCTGGTTCTTCAGCTTATACACTCGCCCGGACGCCGTGACCCCTTCATGCTTGATGGGGTCCCATTCCTCGATTGGGCTGCTCACGCGCCCGCTCATGGTTACATGGTTGAACCCCATGAAGTGTCGGGTGACGGTTGTCCCTTTGACGCGAACTTCAATCACGCGCCAGGGCGATAGCTCCGCCACGGGTTCATCCGAGACGGGGGCGGGAATGTGAATGGGCATGCTAGCCTCCTCCAGTAAAGGTATTCGCGATCACATCTACGATGAAGATGATCCCCATCAGCAGGAGTAGCACCAGAAAGCACAGGCCTAGGGCGGCAGCAATGAATCGCATCGCGTCCCTCTCCGCGACAGCCCTCTCGATCTTAGTCGTCATAAGCCCTCTCCTCCCGCGCTTTTGCCCGCTCACGCGCAGCTTTCTGCTTAAGGGCCACGGACTTCATATGCTGCCGCCGCCGCTCGCGCTCCTCATCAGTGATCTTCATCCTCCAACCAATGGGGTGTAAGCGGCCCACCCTGTGTGTGGATTGAATATCGGGGAGCGGCCCGAGGTCGGTGGGAATGTCGGGCGTCGTCCCCAGAGGGATGGGTAGCCCCTTCCCCCGCGCGTATTCATACCGCCCTCTATTCTGCGCCTTTAGCATTTCCTCATTTGTCAGTGCCCGGGGCTTCCGTCCCCGTTTCGCTGGATTGTTCACTCGTTGATACCCCCGGTAGTTCAGTGACAGGTTCTTCGGCAACATTATCCTGTAGCGACGCACGCACAACACCAGGACCTGGCGGATGCGCTCACGCGACACGCCGTGAACCTCCCCGGTCGCTTTCAGCGTCTCCAGCCGGATGTAGTCCCGCACGATATTCGCCCAGTACTCGGGCATGGACGGATAGATCGCGGCATTGTGCTCCTCGATCTCACGCGCCCGCGCCTTCTCCGCGTCATGCGCGAACCACACCTTCGCTTCCTCTTCCAACCGCGCTTCCTCCGCTTCCCTTTTATCCAGTGCCCTGATGTCGTCCGCCTTCAGTGTCGCCTCCGCCATCACTTCCGGGTCCGTCAACCAGAACTTACTGACCGTGATCGGGTTCACGCCGCCGTACTTGTCGTACACATGGGATGCGACCCGGCCCGCGAGGATTTCGCTCACCACTGCGACCTTAAAGGCGTGTGGATACCTGGAGGGATACTTTGGCGCGCCCCATGCCGCCGCCCGCTCGCGGCGGCGCGCGTGCCCCAGCTTGCGGTCCTCGCGGGTGAAGCGGACCCTGTAGATTTTGGCGGCGGACTCCAGCTGTTTCACCCGGAAGCCCAGGGCTTTCGCGATGTCGATGCGGCTCACCCCTTCGGCGGCCAGCTTCCTGAGAAGCTTCTGCTTCTCGTCCGTCCAAATCCGCCTGCCCATCGGCCCTTCCGCTCGGATATAGTCTAGCCGGTCGGAGAAAGAAAGTCTATGGCCCCGGTTCGTACATCGCCGCGACCTTCAGCAAGACATTGAGCGTTTCCTCAGCATTGCTCACCTGCTCGGCATATTTCTCTAACCGCGCTCGCGCTGCGCTAATGTCGCGCTTCGCGGCCCGCATGTCACGCTTCCAGTACTTGATGTCATCCTGGATCTTCTCGATGTAGTAGTCGTAGGGCGTGGTCTTGACGACCACTTCCTTCGCGTCCGTCAGGCCGGGGATGTTGGACTGTGACAGCGATGGCTGAGCCAGTCCCTCCCCGATGTCGATTGCGGTCTTAAGGTGCTCAGCCGCTTGCCGCGCTAGTTCTCGTGCCTCTGGGCCCACAGGATCAGTCCTCTCCGGATAGGGGTTAGTGAAAGTCGCGTTAGCCTTGCCTATGATGTCTTCTTCAGCCATGGGAATAGCCTTTCATGCCACCCCCGTCGCCTAACCACATGGACCTTTGCCAGTGGGTACTTCTTCCTTAGCTTTTCCGCCATTTCCTCAGTACGACACATCAGTTCGCGGATGATGACCCGCTCGGCGCGCCACCCCCGAACTCCCAACACATAGCGGTCATAGCGTTCCACGACCCCGGTGATAATCTTCACTTTATTCCCCGCCGGGCGGCCAGCGCTAGTTATGGCTTCGCCCCGGTCGGGGTGCCTCTTATGCATCCAGTTTCGCGGCAGCAGCCTCGCATGGATTCCGGCGTGCCCCCGCGCGCCTAGGTCCTCATCGTCAAAGTAGTTCGCTTCCAGTTCTTCGTCGGGCCACGGCGTCCCTTGGAAGGGCGAATATAGCCCTTCAAACTTCTCGGCCCACATGCCGTAGTGCTGCGATCCGTCAGGACGGATAATCATGCGCGGCGCTATCCGGAAGCTTTCATACCAGAACCAGAACTTCCAGCCCAGGTGACTTCGGCGCTTCTCCCATGGCCAGAGCCACCAGCGTATAGACCGGCCCCAACTCATGCGAGCGAATGCCGCGATAATCCCTATGGTGATGAGAGGCGTGGAGGCCGAAGTGATCCAACCCGTTATATGGAAGGCGTCCCGCACGCCTTCCACCACGAGTATCAGGCCGAGGTTGAGCGCCCCCGCCGCGACGCCCATAAATAGTGGGCGCTTCATACACGCTCTTTCTCGCGGGCTGGAGTCTTTAGGGGCTCACGCGGCGTCGGCACTTCCCGCTTCGCAGGCCAGGGCGGCACCTCCACCTTCCGGGTTCCATGCTCAATTACCTTGCCGATGTCCACGGTTTCCTCTTGCGGTTGTAGATTTTCCCCGACGCGATGGTCTTGGGGCGGCATTGCCCTTGCGGCGACCGCACAGCCCTAGCGATGGGATTGCGCACCTTAACCTTTTTCATCTTCAAGGCCGAGTGCCTCCCGTTCCTCAGGCGTGAGCTTTGCTAAGGCTGCGCGCTTGAGAATTGCTTTTGCCCGCTGGTTGACTCGCGCCAGTTTCGCCTTCGCATCCGCCCGCTGATGCGCTTCCCACCAGTCGGCCAGCCTTCTCGCGATTTGGACATGGGCGTCATAGACGATGGTCTCCATCTCCAGTGGCGCTAGAGCCTGCAGCCTCGCACACATGAACTGGGCGAGCTTATCCAGGTCTGCGACCTTTCCCTCCCCCCGCTCCACCTTGATGATCCACACCGGGACCGTCTCGTGAAGCTCAGTGAGAAGGTAGGCCGCCATCTTCCCCATCCGCTTCAGCCGCGCTGGGCGCGGGTCGGGGCGGGCCGGCACCCCATTGTCCCAGTTATCATGGCACGGCATCTATTCAGTCCTCGTAGTGCCGCAAACGGTGCAGCGGTAGCGCGGTTGATTGTTGTTGCCGGTGGGGGGGCGCTTATTCATAACGCGCCGCGCCCTCCCATACTCGTGGTCCTGGAAGGTGGACTTACAGTCCGGGTTAACGCAAACGAGAATCATCAGTCATAGCCCCCTAGTTGGTGATCTTCTTCATGTCGGTCCGCAGCTCCTCGTCGGAGAGCTGGCGCGACTTGGCCGGGTCGCCCTCCTTCATGGAGATACCGGCGAGCTTTCCGATATGCGGGTCGTTGCCGACGAGCTTGTTGCCTTCAAGCTTGAGGACGCCCGACTGTAGCAGGCCATCGATGAGGGTCAGGATGGTCGTGCCGGGCGGTAGGTTGTTGACGATCTCAGGGGGAAGCACGAACTTCATCCCCATGACCTCGTAGGTCGTCCAATCCTCGGGTGGCGTCTTCTCACCGGCCTTCTCATAGGCTCCGACGAGCTTTTGGACGACGAGCTTTTGTTTCTTGGTCGCCATCAGTTCACCTTCCTTCGGGCTTGTTCGTATTCATACATTCGCTTCATCCCATCCTCGGTTACGAGGAAGGTGATCTTGAATTTGCGTTCCCCCAACACGAGGGCGGACGCGACAGCGTCCACGAAGAACTGGTTCTCGCCTGCTGCCGCCGCGAGCGCCTGAATCCGTTCAGGCTTCACCCACTCGGAGGTCCCGCCTGATTGCCACCCCATGAGTAGCATGAGGGCACGAGACATGGAGCGTCCTTCCGTCACACTCGACAACATTGGGACCGACGCCGTGAATTCTTCTAGGGTCATCGCAATCTCCGCTCGATCTTCTCCTTATTTTACCTCGAAAGGAAAAGAAAGTATAGACTTACAGCGGCGCTTCCCCTATACTCGGAAAGCTAGGGGCCTCGCCCCGACAAAGCAGAGGAGGTTGGTGTTCTCCGCTCCAACTGGATGCGACCCTCCCGCCCCCCAGCGGTAACGCATCCCCCTAGTGGACCCCCGACGTAGAGCCCCCCAGCCCGAGCGTCGGGGGTCCTTTTTCATTAGATACCGAACACGTCGCGGACTTTGTCAATGATCCCGCGCTTCTCAGGATCAGGCGCGGGTTCAGTCACCTTCGGCACTGGATCGGGGATGCGTTCCACCTCAGGCTCCTCAATCCCACACCATTTTTTGACCCCATCATCATTGACCTTCACCGGCCCGTACTTGTTGATGAGCCGCCGAATCTCACCAACATTGGGGGCTTTACTCCCTTCCTTCTCCATCCGCCGGTACTCCATGTCACGGATGAACCCGTAGGCCAGGTGCGCCGCCCTCGCCTCGGGCCGGATTTCACGGGTTCGGTGCTTCCGGAGGCTCATGTATTCCTCCATGAGGTCGTCGGCTAGGGCTTGGTTCTGGTTCCGAACGGCCCAGGGGATACGACCACCGACCCGCTTCTTGGGACCGATGACGGGAACGCCAAAGTGTTCTTCTTTTGAAGTGAAAGCTGCGATTGTAGCCTTCACCTTTTCCGGCGTGTCCTCGGGACTACGCCGCTTCTTGCCGAGAAGTTTTTGTTCTTCGATGCGGATGCGCTTGGCTTCAGCCGTGAGGCCCGCAATCTTGACTCTGAGATAGCTCAACATTTCCATCGTTCCTGTGTGTTGGGTTGTTGCCTGAGATCACAGGAACTAAGGAGGCCACAGCGGGTATTCAGGTGAACGGCAAGTTATGCGCCTATCAGGAATGGCGGCCTCGCCTGAGAGTCGAACTCAGCGGTATCCAGGATTGAAAGCCCAGCCGGTCCCACGACGCGAGCCTCCGGGGAAAAAGAAAGCTTACCCCGGAGGCCGTTGCGGCGTCTATGTTAAATCAATCTTGAACCCGTGCGATTTCGCCGCACAGCGATGAAGCTCGACACGTTGCTCAGGCGTTAGCCCAGTCGCCGTGGCGATAATGTCGAGCCATTGGGGTGATGGGAGCTTACGTCCGTGAATCACCTCATTGAGATAACTTACGGACGTTCCGCTGCTCCTTGCTACCCGGTACTGAGACATTCCTGCTGCGTTGAGTGCCGCCGAGACGGAACTCCCCAGCTTATTGTCACTTGAGGTCGACATTGTCCACAATGGGCTCCTCGGGTTTCCCAGGGGTCGGAATGGGGCTAAGAGACGCCATGGGAGGTAGGTTGGCGCCGAGGGGCGCATTCTTCTTCCACCCAGTCGGGTCCCCAGAGGCCAGCTTCTGAGCGTCAGAGTAGCCGGCACTCATGGATGCCCCCCGCGCGAAGCTGGAGGTGTTCTGGGCGGTCGCCGCGAAGGCATTCTGGGTCGCTACGCGGTCCTTACTGTAGCTAAGGGTGCTACCCCGAGCGATCCCGTACTGAGATGCCTGGGCATACGCATCGACTCCGCACCCCATGAAGATGAACTGCCACCCGAGGGCGGTCTTCTCCTTAATGAGAGACTGAAGCTCGATGGTCGTGTGCTCCCGGGAAGCGTTCTCGACCCCATCCGTCTGGATGGCGATCACGACCTTAGACCCTCGGTTCTTCTCCAGGGCCACCGCTTCCTCGACCGCCTTAATGGTCTTTACGGCGGCGTCCACGAGCGGGGTCCAGGCTCTCGGCAGGTAGGTCGTGCCCGTGAGCTTCGGCGCTTCGCTCACCGGGACATTCTTACAGGTCGTCTCGATGCTGATGGAATCGAACTGGACCAGGCTGAACGTCATGTCGGCTGGGTCTTCCTGGAGCTTGTCCAGATAGCCGTTGTAGGCTCCGATGGTGTCGTCTTTTACGGCCTCCATTGAGCCGCTCTTATCAAGCAAGAAGGTTACAATCGTTCCCATTGCGGGCTCCTTTCGCTACCGGAGAATACTACGCTAGTAGCGAATGAGCCGCAATGCGATTTTTACTGGTTAGAAGCGGTCACGGTCGTGATCGCGGTCGTGGCCTCGGTCATGATCGTGTTCGTGATGCTCGCGGTCGCCGTGATGCTCGCGGTCCCGGTCGAAGTCGTGATCACGTTCACCCCGGAACTCGCGTCCATGCCCGCGTTCCCAGCGGTCGCGGTCCCAGCCTCTCCAGCCTTCGCCACCGCCCCAACCATAGCCACGGTACCAGGCATAGTCGCACCAGTACCAGCCGGGGCCGTTCCAGCCATCGTCGTACCAGCAGTACTGATGGCCATTGAAGACGTAATCCTCAATGTCTTCGAAGGGATCGAAGTGTCGAAAGTGTCGCCATTGAGCCTGGGCCGGTGGCGCCATGCCGGTGACGACGAGTGAGGCCGCCGCAGCAGCCATAAGGGCTAGTTTCATAGGAGGTCCAATCCTTTTGGAGCTTCACGTTCGGGGATGATAACGCCGGTGCAGATTAACCGATCCTTAAAACTGGAAAGCAGGTTGAATGCCCTGGTATTTTAGGCTCCTACTAATAGTATACAGCGTTGGGGCCGATACTACATGGCAGAATTATCGGCCAACGGCTTAACATCCTCGCTTCAGGATTTGATCGACAATGGCGATATAAAGCCAGGCGAATCAATCAGTTACCAACTTTGTAAGGACCTTTACATCTATCACCCAATGGGGGCCAAGCTCGTGGATGCCCCTATCGCATTAGCCCAGACCCAAGAGCGTGAGATCGCCGTTCCGGCAGGGCCGGAAAGCCGTCTTATTGAGGCTTTCGAGCGCGAGTGGGAGGAGCTAAATGCTGACCGCTACATCGCGAATATTGCGCGATTGGCTCGGGTTTATGGGATTGCTTCTATTGCTGTCATTATTGATGGTGTTAAGGCGAGTACGCCCCTCGAATACAGCAAGCTCTATAAGCAATCGATCACGTTCTCGTGCTTCGACCCGCTGAATACGTCTGGTTCTTTCGTCCTTAATCAAGACCCCTTGGCCATTGACTTCCTGAAAATCATGGACATTCGGGTCCAAGGTGAAGCTTTTCACCGATCCAGGTTCGTGGCTATACAGAACGAAGACCCAATCTATATTGCGTTTAACACATCTTCTTTCGGTTTTACTGGCCGTTCTATTTACCAACGGGCGCTGTTCCCGTTGAAGTCGTTTATCCAAACAATGTTGACTGATGACTTGGTGGCATACAAAGCTGGGGTTATTGTCACTAAGATACGCCAGCCAGGCAGTATCATTGACAAGGCAATGAGCTATATTGCCGGCCTCAAGCGAATGTTCGTGAAGGTCGCGGCAGTCGGCAACATCATCAGCATCGCCCCGGACGAGGCGATTGAGACATTGAACTTCCAGAACCTCCACAATCCCTTCCAGATGGCTCGCAAGAACATCATTGACAATATAGCCTCAGCGGCGGGGATGCCGGCCCTCATCATCAATGAGGAGCCCCTCACGGATGGGTTCGGGGAAGGCATCGAGGACGCGAAGAAGATTGCCCAGTGCATCAACGGCATCCGCTTGTGGATGCAACCATTGTATGCCTTCTTCGACAAGATCACTATGCATCGCGCATGGAATGAGGACTTCTATGCGGCGATCCAGCGGGACTTCCCCGAGGAGTATGGCGATAAGGACTACAACACGGCGTTCTATGAGTGGACCAATTCGTTTGATGCTATCTGGCCAAACCTCATCCAGGAGCCTGATAGTGACAAGGTGATGGTCGCCCACGTCAAGTTGAAGGCGGCGATTGAGCTGTTGGAGGTTTTGACGCCCCTCGTGGACCCGGAGAACAAGGCCCGTGTGATCCAGGCGACGATGGACAACATCAATGCCATGAAGGACATGTTCTCGACGCCGTTCGAACTGGACTATGATGCGATCGCAGAGTACGTGCCGCCTGAACAGGAGATGATGCTCGCTAAGCAGGAAGGCGCGTTCGGGGGTGGTAATGGCGCAGCAGGCCCACCGAAGCCCAAACCACCGAACCCGATGCAGGATCGAATCAAGGGTAAGACTGACTCCAGCACCGCCGTCGCGGACCTGGCAGCGTACCAGAAGAAGATTAGGGATTCCAGACATTTTAGGAAACCGAGCCCCCGACTCACCTATGGCGACAGCAGCAATGTATAGCGTCTCTCCCGATGAAGCCCGGAAGATGGCTTATAAGATTGAGTGCTTAGAGGAGAAGGTTGCCTACCTAGAGGCCGAGCTGGGGCTGAGTGACAGCATCCAGTTAGAGATGAAGATGCGATCAGCGTTTGCCCTGATGCCCACTGACGCGAAGGTCTTGGCTACCTTCTACAGCGCCCGCGCCGGGCGGCCTCTCACTCGGGAGCACCTCGACGACATCATCTCGACGTTCTCCTGCCGTGAGCACGAGACGAAGGTGGTAGAGGTCTACATCTGTCGTATCCGCAAAATACTGGGCTATGCCTCGATAGAGAACATCTGGGGTCGCGGCTACCGCTTGTCTCCTGAAGGGCGCGAGAAGGTGTCCTCTGCGATTGAGCCTGTCTATGCATGAACTATTATGGCACGCTCACGAAGGCGCTGGATGACGTCCTAGAGCATGGCTACGATAGCCCAGCGCGCGTCGCCTACTGGGCGGGGCTGCTGAAGGAGACCGCTGAGGATAGCTTCAAGGCTCCTGGCGAGATGGAGGGAAACCTCCGAAGGGCGCTAACGTCTACCTACAGCCGATTGGTGGACCGGGGTGGGGTCCTTCAGCTTCACCCCCACCTCAGTAAGGTCGCCCTCGACCGTTTGAAACCCCAGCTACAAGTGGAGCTAGACCGCCGGATCATGGCGGCGGCCTCGGTCGTGCGGATGCGGCGGGATGAGGCGATCCAATCGACCCTGCGGAATTTCATTGGGTGGGCCACCAGCGTTCCCAGCGGTGGTACTCCTTATATATATAGGCGCGCGAAGAAGGCTGAAATCCGCAGGCCGCTGTCTTCCGCGATGTTGTCCGAATCCAATGTGGTTATTGACCAGACGGGCAAGCTTACCTCCGCCGTTCACCATTGCTTAGCCCATGAGTCCGGGGCCATCGCCGCGCAATGGCACTCTAAGTACCAACAACCAGGTTACAACTATCGCGAGGACCATAAGGAACGACACGGACATGTGTACATTATCCGTGGCTCATGGGCCCATCAGGATGGGTTGATCGGACGGGGCGCGCGGTTTACCGACAGCATTACGCTGCCTGCAGAGGAGCCGCACTGTAAATGCAGATACAACTACCTGTACCGGCTAGACGAACTCCCCCCGGAAATGCTGACCCGCAAAGGTCGCGCGCACTGAGGAAGTGCGGGCCGTGTACGTTTTGCTGTACGGCGATGGGGATTGACGCCCTAGAGAAGCCCGGTTGGCAGCATTGTAAGCATGCTAGGTCTAATGGTTGCTCGATCTATCATGATCGCCCGGATGAATGTCGGAATTTTAGCTGCTTATGGTTGTTGGGTTGGCTTCCGAGAAACATGCGGCCTGACAAGGTTGGCGGATTGGCTGCTATGTTCGCAGGAGAGAACTACATTTATGTCACTGGACGACGAGACGCCGGTATAATCGAAGCCCTGCGGGCCATGGGCTGGAGAGGCTTGATCAAGGTAGATAACTCGCGCTGGACGCCTGCTGAGCGGCGCGAGATGGGAGAAGGGTTCATACATGGCTAGCAGAACTGCATGGACGGCAGGTAATGGCGTTGGCCTAACCTGGACCTCCTGTTTCGCTTCTGCCGATCTTCAAAGCTTAGCATACTTTAGCTCGGTTATGAGTTCGTCGGCCGACATCGCCAACGACACTTACCTCGATCAATACGCGGATGTTGCCTGCCAGTTCACAATCGCGTCGTCTACCATCGCCGCTGGCGCCTACATGGCCCTATACCTGTTGGACAGGTACAACATCGATGGAACGAACACTTGGTATGGTGGCGGCCTTTATGCTTCGGGCGGGACCCAATCGACCACTAACTTCCTGAGCGGTTTCGTAGGCTCAGTGGCCTTGGATACTAGGGCCACAGTGACGCTTATCCCGTGTATCTTCAAGGGCATCGTCCTGCCTCCGAGGCCATTCCGGTTTGGTATTCAAAACGGATGTGGGTTCACATTGAGCGCCACGGCAGGCTCCCAGCGGATTTACTACACGACGTATAACGTCAACCTGAACAACTAAAGCGATGGGGCACCTGCTCCTCCCAGGGCAAGACTGGGACCGCACCGTTGTTAGCGGCACCCGGTTTAGTTCGCACCCGTACCCAGCGGCACGCATAGACTGGTCACACCCACTGACCGAAGGGTTGACCTTCTATTGCACCTTCGGCCAGGGCGGCCGGGAAATCGACCTTATCCGACAGGGTGCGTCGGCCAACAATGCTAGCCAAGCTATAATAGATGTGGGGACGGCTGGCATTGGGATCCTGGCTAATTCCACCACTTCGAAGTCAGCCTGGGCCTATACCGCTCTTCCAAACATGTCGACTGGCGATTTTACCATCGCCACCTTGATGTGGGTCGGCACTATTCCATCGAAGAAGGCGGTTACGATCTGCGGTCAGGATACGGCCGGGAGTACGCCCAACCTGGTATTAGGCTGGTCCAGCGCCACGATCCCATTGGTAACGTTGACGGTGGGCGGCACGGTAGTCACTCATACGGCTAGCCCGGTGGCGAATGCCGGAATGCAGATGTTCGCCGGCACGCGCCAGGCAGGCTCAGTGACTTGCTACTATCAGCAGGAAGGCCACCAGCTTCAGGCCACTACGCCGACGACCATTACAACTTCAGTCAGTAGTTCTACTACCCTTCCGTTCTTCGGTGGCTCGGGGTCCGCCCTCAGCGGAAGCTGGTACTATCTCGCCTTTTGGAACCGAGGACTCCAGGTAACTGAAATAGCGGAGCTGTGGAATGATCCATACCAGTTCCTAAGTTTTTACAACGACCCGGGGAACTTCACCCCATGGATGATGCCCCCATCAGGGCAAATCTATACCCGAAGTATATCAGCAACCAGCACTGAGTTAGTAAGAAGTTACATTGGAAGTCGTGGCAAGTTCTTCGGGGTTACGGACCATGAAATTATCTATTCACAGCAGGGGATCAATAAGAACGTCGGATCATCGACGCCTATTCAGTCGATTGCCGCTGCTAAAGTGGCCAATAGGTCCATTGTTGTTGTTGCTACCAGTATGGCGGCTGCTGCTAAAGCGGTCTGGAGGGCCATTGCTGCCGTATCAACAAACCAGGTTGCAATTACTAACCAAGCTGTAAAACGCATCATTGTGACGCAGTCTCACATGGTGAGCGCGATTAAGGCATTGAAGAAGGGTGTTATTTTAACAACATCCCAGATGGTATCGCATATTAAAGCCGCGACAAGATGGCTTACGGGCGCCACTAATCCTGAAGTTGTTCATGTTACGTCCACCCGTGCCCGCTTCCTGACGCCCATCTCAGTCGCGTCCGTTGAAGCCGTCCGAGTGTTGAAGGCCATATCGAGAGGGGTCAGTATCACTTCTGCCGAGGTTGTGAATGCTGTTTTCTCAATTGCTCACAACCTGATAATGACTATCGCGTCATCCGAAGTGGTGAATGCGGCGAAGGCTATCGCGAAGACGCTGGCCGCGATCATTGATCCTGAGGTGGTCGCCGCTACCGCTAACAAGGTGGTGGGTGCGCATAATGTCAATGTGAATGTCATTACAACCGAGGTCGTTAACGCTTTTAAGGCGTTCGGGAAGGGCATTGGTGTAGTTTCCACTGAAATAGTGGCAGCCTTAATGTCACTATTGCGGGTTAGGACTGTCAACATATCCCAGTCTGAGGTGGTTAATGTTGCTAAAGCATTGACAAAGTTCGTGGGTTTAACCTCCACGGAAGTGGTAAATGCGGCGAAGGCCGTGGTTAAGGCTTTCTCGATAACTGATCCGGAGAGCGTCAGCGCGGTCGCGATTAGGTCTTTCCTCAGGGCAGTCTCTGTTGTTTCTGCTGAAATAGTCAACGTTCCGAAGGCGGTTGTTAAGTTTATTCACGTTACCTCCACACAGCTGGTCAATTCGGCAAAGGTGATTGGGAGGGCGATTGGGGTTACGTCTACTGAAACGGCGGCCGCATTCGCCCAGAAAGCCTTCTTGAAAGCTTATGGAGCGGTATCTGCTGAAGTAGTGAATGTTGCGAGGGCGGTGGTAAGAGGGATCAGTCTTACCTCCACGGAAGTGGTAAATATTGTTCGGCAGCTGTCTCTAAGCCGAGTGTTGAATGTTTCTTCGACTGAAGTAGTCAACATTATAAAGGCGATTGGGCGTGCTATCAGCGTTACGTCCGCTGAAACTGTGGCGGCAACAGCTCAGAAAGCCTTCCTGAAATCTACGGGAGTGATATCCACTGAAGTAGTGAATCTGACTAGGGCGTTGGGTAAGGGAATTGGCCTTATCTCCGCTGAGCTGGTAAATGTCACTAGGCAGCTGACGTTAAGCCGTCTTCTGGGGGTACTATCCTCTGAAGTTGTCAATGCTTCGAAGGCGATAAGTAAGGCTGTCTCAGGGATCGTGGACCCTGAAGTGGTGAATGCCTCGGCGATGAAGGCATTCTTACGTCCGGTTGGTGTGGTATCAGCTGAAGTCGTGAATGTTGCTAGGACAGTTCTTCGGAACCTATTGTTGTCGGTCTTTGAGGCCGAGGCCATTGCTACGACTAAGAATGTTGGGAAGCGTGTTGCTTTATTCAGTACCGAGGTGGTTAATGCACTGAAGGGCTTTGGGAAAGCCTATAGCATCACTGACTCCGAAGTGGTGAATGCGACCGCGCAAAAGGCATTCTTACGACCCGTTGGCGTAGTGTCTAACGAGGCGATTAACCTCTTCAAGAACATGGCGAGGGCCATTGGAGTCGTCTCCAATGAGGCGTTCGCAGTGGCTAAAGGAGTGGCTCGCTCCTTCGCTGTTATCTCGGCTGAGGTGGTTAACTCCACACAGACTCGGCCTGTCTCCAGGCTTTTTTCAGTCGCCAGCCCTGAAGTCGTCGCAGTCCTGAAAGGCCCGATAGGCAAGATCATAGGCATTACATCCAGTAGTGCCATTAATATTGTTAAGCTTATCAACAAGTTCTTGCACCTATTAGCGCCTCAGAAGGTCGGCATCATCTGGGTACCACCCTACAAGATCGTGGTGGTGTCCATTACGCAGGCCGAAGCTGTCCTTACTCTCAAAGCAACTGCCAAGATTATTGGCCTGACGTCCCCTGAATATGTCATCAATATCTGGGGTCGCCCCAACAAGGTCATTATATCGACACAGATCGGACAGTCGTCTGTTGTTAATGTAATCCCGTCTGTCTATCCATTCGTCCCACCCGTCCCCCCGATCTCTCCACCCTTTCAGCCAGTTGGATGGTGGACTGCAATCCATACGCCTGAGACGGTGGCGATTGGGGATGTGTCTCCGCCTCTAGCGTATGCTGCTCCTTACAATGTTCACTGGCGCCGGACCCATGCTCCGGAGCCCGTTTTGACGGGCGCGTTGGCGCCGCCCGAACCTTTGAATATTGCTGAAATCTATTGGGTCAAGATGCACAAGCCAGAAACGGTGAATTAGGGCGGCAGAAAGACCTTCCCCCGGAGAATACGAACCATGCCATTGACCGCCAAAGGCAACAAGATAATGAAGTCAATGGTGGAGCAATATGGCAAAAATCGAGGTAAACGCATCTTCTACGCATCCAGAAACAAGGGAACGATTGCCGGAGTTGACATGGTTGATGATGATGGTGACTTGATTATCAAGCATCTTTCTGATGATGATAATGAGCGGATGGCCGCTTGTCACCATCGGATGGATGATCTCAAGCGTCGAATGGACGCTGTAGAAGAACGGTTCGCTCGGGAACGGATCGACAAAGGGCACTGGATCGCCCGCACGACGATACCTGCCGGGGAAAAGATTGAACGTAAAGTTAAGCAAGGCCGTGGCTAGTGCAACAGTGCGCCGGCATCCTCATCCTGTCGGAGAACAATAATGCCCTCTTCCTTCTCCGATCCACTAAGGGAGATCACCCATTCGAATGGTGTCTTCCAGGCGGAAAGAGCGAGGATGGAGACGCCTCTCTCGAAGACACCGCCTGTCGGGAAACCAAAGAGGAGTGTGGCTATCGCGCTACTCCGGAGCGTATCACACTTCTCACTCGTACAGTCAATGAGGCGGAAGATACCGACTTCACCACCTACCTGTGCCGAGTGAAGGGTGAGTTTGAAGCGAGGGTTGATGATGAGCACTTGGGCTATTGTTGGGCTCCCCTTGAGCACCCACCTGAACCTCTTCTTCCTGGGTGTAGGGTTGCTTGCCGCCGCATTGGTATGGTGGAGATTGACGTCGCTAAGGCTATGGCCGCCGGGGAGCTGGTGAGCCCTCAGACCTACGAAAGCATCACCCTGTTCGCCGTTCGCATAACCGGCACTGGAAAGTCCTACCGACATAAGCTGGACGAGCACGTTTGGCGCGATCCAATCTTGTACCTGAATCCGGAGTTTCTAGAGCGTTGCAATGGGCTCCCGGTGATAATGGAGCATCCTCCCGGCTCGGTTCTGGACTCTAAGGAGTTCAACAAGCGGATGGTAGGGACCATCCTTTATCCCTACATTAAGGGGGAGGAGGTTTGGGGCATTGCGCGCATCATGGATGACGCAGCGATAAAGATGTTGTCGGATGCACAATTGAGCACGAGCCCGGCAGTTACTTTTGATTACCGCTCAGAGAACATTGAGGGAACGACAAAGAATGGTGAAAAAATCCTGATTGAAGGGAAGCCGTCGCTGGTAGATCACCTCGCAATATGTATGGAAGGCGTGTGGGATAAGTCGGGACCGCCGGTGGGAATTGATCGCACAGGAGCTGAAATGGCGGTGGCTGATTCAGTCGCTATTGATTTTTCTGGGATAAGTGAGCTGACAAGTCAAATCAAGATGTTGGACGTTCGAATTAGCAACCATTTATCACGACGACATGCACACAATTAAATCCTTCGTAAAGCCGCTACCTCAAGATTGCGATTTATCGCTTCACACGCTCATGCGTGGTTCCAATACTGGAGATAGGAATTGGTCCAGGATTCAAGGTTGATCCGCGCGGACGATGACGATGACAAGAAGCGCCATGACGATGACGACGATGATCGTCGTGACGATGCGTCGGCTGGAACCCGGCTGAAGAAGTTCATCACAGATGCCACTTCCGCTCTTGATAGTTTGGCTAAGCGCATGGATGCGCTGGAGCGACGTCATCGAAAAGATGATGATGACGATGATGACCGGAAGGACGATGATGACGACCGCCATCATTCCAAGAAGGACGATGATGACGACCGCAAGGATGACGATGACGACGACCGGAAAGACGACGATGACGACCGGAAGGACGATGCCCTTCCAAAGGTGAAGATCAAATCCAAGAAGGACGACGACTTGCCTGAGGGTGAAGAGCCTGAGGAAGCGGAGAAAGTCGCTGCTGATAAGAAGAAGAAGCGTCACGATGATGACGATGACGATGACCGGAAGGACGATGCGAAGAAGACACCGGCTGCTTTCCTGAAGCACATGAAAAAGGACGACGACGACGACGACCGGAAGGACGATGATGACGACGACCGAAAGGATGCTGGTCCGGTGGGTGGGCCGAACGCTCTGAAACACATTCGTCGTGACAGTCGGACTGATTCTGACGTCCATAAGCGCCTACGGCGTGCGGAAGAAGCTCTCCAGGACGTCATTAAGGCCATCCCCAAGCGTCGCACGGATGATGACATCCACGCCCTTTCGGATGTACAGGCGCGGGCTGATGAGGTTTATACAGCCCTCGGCAAGCGTGGAGCCCCACGCTTCCTGGATGGCGAAGACCTGATGGGCTACCGCCGTCGCATCGCTCGTGATCTCAAGGTCCATTCTCCGGAGTGGAAGGAAGTCAATCTCCACGCTATTACGGATGATTCGGCATTTGAAATCCTGGAACGGCGTATCTATGCGGATGCAATGAGTGCGGCGCTGGCGCCGACGACAGCCGAACCCGGCACCCTTCGTCCGATCACCCGTCGTTCAGGCGGCCATGAGATCACTGAATATGTGGGTGAGCCTCGGACCTGGATGAATGATTTTTCGGGCCTTGGCCAAGCGGTCACTGGATCTATTACTGTTGGGAATCAACGCTAATGGTTGCGACTGTTGCTACTAACCCCTTCGTCACGACGGTTGGCCAGGGCCTCTTTAGCGCGAATGCCACCACCAATGGCCTCGTTCAAGGGACGGCCTATCCGGACCCGAGCACTCGGATTTCATTGCGTCGGGGCTGGCTAGCTTTGTCTGAGACCATTCCAATGTGGGGTGGGGTCGCGATCTATGAGAACGTCCCGGGCTTCACCTCCGGACAGCCAAACCAAGCACTGGGCGTCCAGGTGGGTCGAGCGACTTCAATCTTGGGCGGTTCCACGCCAATCGCGGGGTTCTCGGTCTTCGATCAGGCTTACGCCATGGTCAATTCGCCCGCATCCCCAGTTCCGCTGGCGCCGTCGTATGGCCAGGTTAACAGTTATGCCCTGGGCAGCGGAGCCCGTGTCGCAGTCGCTTGCGACCCCGGCCTCGTGTCGGCCTGGGGTGGCCCGGTCGGTTCTGGCCCGGCATGGCAGAACGTTACCTTTGGCGGCGGTTCGGGTGGCCATCCTCCGATCACTTGGGACCTGACGAATCAGATACTTGTCCCGTACATTAACACGGGCACCACCCAGAACGTCTCAGCAGTTTCCTACGCTATTGGCACTGGCCTCGTCACCCTAACCACTACGGCTCCAGTGAACCTGTCGCCTGGGGATTCAGTCTTTGTGGCGAACATCGGTGGGACTGGTTCGTTTGCCAGCTGCAACGGCGGTCCTTTTACCACTGTTACGGGTACCACTGGATCCACCGTCATCTACCAGATTGCTTCCGGTCTTACCATGACCACGACTGCGGGTGGCACCACGACAGTGAAGACGGGTACTACCCCGCTTCCGGCGGCCCTGCTGGAAGTCCAGGCTTCCGGTTGTATGACTGTGGCTTATACTACTGCGACCAACACAGCCGCTTGGAACTTCTCCGGGGCCTGTGCTGTTATTCAACTGATCTAATGGGACATTGATATGACCCTTCAGGCTCCTGCCTATACGATTACCCACCCGTCGTTTGAGGAACCGGAGATTTTACTCCAGTACACCCAAGCGTCAGGGTTCCCTGACGTATTGGCGGGTGGTCAGCCCCGTATCCGCCTCGGGGAGGACGACCTGGTAATCTACATGAAGCAATTGAATGTCCGCACTCGGGTGGCGGCTAGTCAGGCCAGCACCAACGAGTTGCCGGGTGTCGATATGGCGGCCTCGATGATCTCGACGGCCACTTATCGGCTTCAATGCCGGTCGATCTACGATCACCACGATGTGAGCGCCGGTGGTCACTGGGGCTTCTCGACGGTGGAAGCTTATCGCCTGGGGATGCGCCAGGCGCACTTTACCCTCGCGAGGGATGCCTGCCTCTATGGCATGAACCCGGCGAATGGTGAAGGGCTTGTTAACGTTTCGGGGGCGGTGGCGGTGACGCTACCGGCTGACCAGAATGGTAACACCAAGGTCACGACCTACGACAACGGCGCGATGGCCTTCTTCCTCAACCAGCAAATCCTTAACATCAAGACCCGAACCCTGCAACTCGGGATTGGCAAAGAGTTCACCATCCTCGGTCCCCAACGGACGCTTGGCTTGTTCGAATACTCTATTGTTCAGCTGGTCCAATATCAGCGCGTGGGCTCGGGGACGAACTCGACGGCGGGCGTGGTGAAGGATGTCCTCATGATGAATGGGGACCGATTGGCTTGGGTCTATGATGACTCCCTGATCGGGCAGGGGGCCGGTGGCTCGGATATGGTGATCCTCGTCATGCCGGAACTCACGAAGCCCGCTGGGCCTCGGATCAACACCAATGAGTTCGCCAAGATCAGCCCCGGGAACCCCACGAACACGACAATGTATGCCGATATGGCGGCCCCCAAGGAGATTATCTCACCGCTCGCGGGGGGTGCGACGGACTTCCTGACCGAATGGCGTATCTCGTCTGGTTGGGGTGTGCGGCCGCAAGCTCTCACTCTAATCAGTATGCCGTACTCGTAAGCGTTTACCTATCAGCAGCAGGTATACAATATGGCTTACCTTTATGTTGCGAATACGACGCAACAACATCAGATCGTGTTCTATCGGACTGATGTAGCGCCGCCCGGCGCGAACGTTCCCTTCACCGCTCCAAAACAACAGGCCATCCCTCCGGGGCGCCAGGTAACAGTGGGTGGGAACCTCGACAAGAATGAGCTTGACTTTGTGATTGAGCAGCTTAACCAGTATGGAATGGTTGGGGAAGTTGATATCCCCAACAATCTCCAGTTGATGGTCCATCCGTTCATCTTCAACATTGATCGCCCGATCAGCCCCCGGTCTATCCAGACAGTGATGGAACACAATATGGGCATTAAGATGAATGAGGGGCAGCGGCGACGTGAGGCGGCGGCGATTGGGGCAAATCAGTCTCTCGCGTTGGCAGCTCAGACCGCGAACGTTCCGGACCCACGCCAGTTCGACGTAGAATACGAACAGATGGAGCTGACCTCCGACGAGAAGCGGTTGGAACAGGGCTTCCATGTCGTAAAGGATATGGCCGAGGTTCCAGCTACCAAAGTTAAACGCGGTCCTGGGCGGCCGAGGAAGAACCCAGTTTGAGCGTAACGGGCACCTATCTTCCTGGTGATGTTGGACTGTTCGGTGTTCCTTGGCCGCTCAATCCACAGCCAAACGAACCAGACTTTGAGACCTGGGTTTACACCTTCATGGGAATTCCCCAGGCAGCCCTGCCGCCGGGGAGCGTGTATTTTCAGTATGCATTTTGTGTTTCAATGTCGATTGTCAATCCCCAGCTCAATGTGGTTCCTGGTCCGAACTACATGTTGGCGGTCTATAACCTGGGTGGCGATTGCCTGATTAACTGGACACCCGATCAACCGGGTGTGTATTATCCCTCGCCCCCGGCTCCACCGGGTGGAACACCTCCTAACACAGGCTACTTCGCCTATCTCCGGGCTCAGTACAATACATTAGGTTTCACTCCAGGTATTATCACCGCTAGCAATGACCAGGGGACTGGGCAATCGATGCAACCCCTGGATCAGTATAGAAACTTCACTATCCAGAACATGCAGCAGCTTAAGACGCCATGGGGGCGAGCATATCTGGGTTGGGCCTCAGCAGTCGGGACGCTATGGGGACTATCATAAAGTAATTCTGATGGATTGGTATGTATATCTTTATTGGGACATTGATGGAATACCTAGATATGTGGGAATAGGGAAACTTCCTAATCGTTGGGAAGTACATCTAACCAAGATGCATAATAAGCATCTGTATAATAAGATTCAGAAGTTTATCGAGCCAAGATGACTGAACATAACCGACGCATTGCGCCTAAAGGGAATGCGGCTCGTCTAGCTAATCTAGCAGCCTTGAGGGAAGGCTGATGCATCTTCATCTAGGCGTAGTTGATAGACCGTACCGGACAGTGCGGGGTGCCGGTCCACGGCGGCGGCGAAGGAGTGGCGCGGTTCGAAAGACGACCACTCAGGTCGCTGAAGCGTTGGAGAACCGCTACCATATCATGGAGACCTTCCTGGAAATGAAGCATACGGAGATCATGCATGATCTCGGAGAGGTCTCAAAAGACATCCTTGATTCTTCAGTCATGCCGGGTCCGCCTCCGACGCGCCACTACAGGCGGCTGGAACAGCGAGTTATACAACGCTTCCAAAACTTCATTCGTGAGCGCGAGATGGATGGGGTCATTCCAGGGGTTCCGACAATGGCCTCTTGGCGAGGGGTTAATCACAACCTCTCCCACCCCTACGCTCGTCGCAATCCCATTCGTCCCTCTTTTATTGACACCGGGCTATACTTGGGTAGCTTCAAAGCCTGGGTATCAGACGATTGAGCTTCATCAACGAAAGCTTGGGCGGAGAAAACGGCCAACTCGCCAGCGCACTCCAAGCAGGCGTCGAGGTTCTAAGTGAAAATCAGACCGTTACGTTCGTCAAGTACGTTCGTGTCATCCTTCCGTTTGATGGCTATGTTTTCTGGGTAAGGGCTGATATCCTGAGCGAGTCCGCGTTAGAGAACGCGGCAATGTACAATGCGCTGATCTTTAACCAGCCACTTCAGTCGTTGGCTGGGGCTCCTACCTTCGTGGCGAAGGGCTCTCTTCACTATGCTACGGCACTCCAAGAGGACTTGACTGAGAGCTATGCGCTGAATCGGATGATCTTTACGGCAGAACAGGCGGTGAATCCCCTCGACGCCGTGTCGCCGATGGTTATGTACTTGGCGACGATTGGCCCCTTCCGGTATGCGTTCAGCCAGCGTGAGAGCTTCTATAAGCAAGCGGGCCTGTGGCACTACCTAGGGGATACGGTCAATCCGACCCTAGAGAACCAGATCATTGACGTTGTTGAGGACTTCGACGCGGACAACATCATCGTATCGAACAGTCTTCCGATATGGTTGAGCCTAAATAGCTTCTCAGGCACCTATATCCCGATGTTCCCGGCCTACCTGGTGCCAATGAACATGAAGCCGCCGTTCGGGGTGGTGGATGTGTATGAAGGGAGCCCGAGGGCGCTTCAAGCTTTCCCCCACATCGATCATCGCTCGAACCATTGGCAATTGGTCTCTGATTATGTCAAGATTACCCTTTATGGCCTCAGAAACTTCAACGCCCTAGACTATCAGGACTACATTCTTGACCAGAGCCTTAACACTGACGTGTTCGGAATCATGAACATGCCAGTGATCCGGGATGAAAAGAAGAAGCAAGTTGAGATCAACATTATCGCTCAGAAGAAGTCGATTGAGTTTGAGATCAGCTACTACCAGCCGCGTATCCGTGAAGTCGCCCGCCAGCTTATCCTTCATTGCATCCCGAACTTCTGGATCTACCCGCAGGACCCGACGATAGTGCCGTTTGTAATTGATGTTCCGCTCTCTTATGAAGGGCCATTCACACAGAATGAAGTTCTGCCTCGCGTCCTGTTCATGGATACGACGACGCTTACTCGGGGGATCGCTTTCACGGCGAGCACTGGGAACTTTGAGATTGGCTTCTATGACCAGAACAATACGCTCCAGATCACTGTGATAGGGCTCACGGGACAAAACACGCCTCAGGTCACTTATGTCAATCCGCCATCCATCACCTTCTACATTAACCAATACCTAACCCCAGTCGTTATACAAGCCGATCCGAACCTGTTGGACCTGGCGGTCACTCTCGGAACGAACCCAACATGAGTCAGCAGCACTTCTCGTCCTCTCCTAGCCAGTTGTTGATGATACGCAATCTTCACAAGGCTTGTCCGGTCTGTGATGCACCAGGAGAGTACCGATCAGATGAGTCAGTTAAGACAGGCTATCCTGAAGACAAAATTCAGGAGATGGTGGCGTTAGACCCCAGTAAGGCGTCGAAGGTACAATACTATCGACGCGGATGGCCTGAGGTTTGGGTTGAGATGAATGATGAGAGACGAGGGCAAGGAGTGGGCGCCATTTGTCCTTGTTGTGGTAGTAAGCGCCCCCAACCGAAGCGTCTTCAGAATATCAGCTTTCTTGGAAGGTTGTTCTAATGAAGTGGACTTATACTGTTAATGGCGTCTCGCAACAGGTTCGCCCTGCTATTGCCACTGTTAATGGCGTAACGGTGAGCGCGCTCGTTCCTGAGGTTGAGGTTGAACTTTATGACCCACTGGGTCAGCAAGGGTCCGTTCAGCTTCATTTCCGCACTCCGGATGAACAGGCTTTTGCTAAGGCAACCTATAGGGATGGCGCCACCGTTGAGCTTGACCTGGGCGCTTTGGTAACGGCTCCTAAAGCGTAACCATGGGAGTTATTGAAGAGCTTCGGAAGCCCAATGAGGCTGAGATTATCAGCATTCTCGGCAAATACGCCGAGACGCTACGCCAAGAGCATCGGTACGACACTTCCATCATTGCTGTAAAACGCGCCCTAAAGCTTGAACCTGAACACCCCGGTCTATGGGGCTCATTGGGCTGTTCCTATTGGCATTATGGAAAGTTTGAAGCCGCCTTGGAGCCATTGCTTAAGGCAGTGGAAGGAGCGCCTGAGGAATGTTGTCATGTCGGCAACTTAGGGCTTCTTTACCATTCCTTGCGTGATTATGAGAAAGCTGAGGCTTGCTTTATTAAAGCAATGGCTCTCGCTAAGAAGAGTCGCAAGAAGGCGGCTCGGGTTGATTACTTGGGGGTCGTCTGGGACCTGGCTCTAATGCGCCTAGAGATAGGGGATTGGGAGCGCGGGCTCCAGGGCTATGAGAGTAGGATTGAATTGAAAGCGGCCGGGCTTTACCCCAAAATGCCAGTTCCGATATGGCAGGGTGAGCCCCTGGACGGAAAGACGCTGTATTTACAGGCTGAACAGGGGTTGGGGGATCGCATCCTGTTTAGCCGATACCTTCAGCTTATCAAGGATCGCTGGCCCACCTGCACCATTAAGGGTTGCTTCAATGAGGCCCTCGCGGACTTGTTCTGGGAATACCGCGTACTGACCGAGATGTTGCCGCACGGCATCCCTTGGCCTGATGACATCGACTATGGCGTCTATCAAGCCTCCCTCCCTTACTTGTTGGGGACGCGGGTAGACACGATCCCGCTAGATCCAGGATATATCTACAAGCGTGTCAAGCGGCAGTATGACCTGGGAGGTCTCAATCTTCCCTATCCCCGCCTGCCCTCCCTTAAAGTGGGTATCGCCTGGACAGGGAATCCAGGGCAGGCCAAGAATCACCTCCGAACAATCCCATTCGAAAAGATGCTAACATTGGCAGAGAATGTCAATGTTACTCTTTACAGTTTCCAGGTTGGTTCTGGATCTGAGGCTATAAAGAAGGCGAATGCTGAAGAATTAGTGGTAGATATGGGAGCCACCCTGGAACGGGAGGGGTTTGTCGCGGCGGGCGTAGCAATGTTGGAGATGGATCTCATCGTCACCGTATGCACCTCTACTGCGCATCTCGCCGGAAGCTTGGGAATTCCAACCTGGCTGCTTTTGAGCTGGGACCCTTATTGGATCTGGCTTAATCAAGGGGACACCACCCCTTGGTATCCCAGCATTCGTATCTTTCGCCAAGACCGCCCTGGTGACTGGGATAGTGTCATGAATAAGGTGCTGGCGGAACTCCCATCTTTAATTGTGACACCTTTAACTGCCGATAAGGTGGACCCCGGTACTTTTTACCCCACCTTAGAACGGCTGGCGAGTTAAGGAGCAAATCTAGTGGCTAACCAAGCAGTCGCTACCTATCCCGGTCGCTCCCTGATTTGGGGCCGGATGAAGGGCCTGATGACTGAGGCGAAGAACATTGGCTGGGGGACTTCTTCGACAACCGCCTCAACCTATTCAAACGTCAACCTGTTTCAGCCAGCAACTGAACCTCGGGTGGCGGGAACTTCGTCTTATGCTTCTCCCGCTTTTGCCCAGTTAGGGGACACTTACCAGGTCACTGGATCGATCACTTGTTCGACCGGCGCGAAGACTATCACGGAAGTAGGGTTGTTTGATACGACCACCTCTTCCACTTCCACCACCATTTCGAACTCGCTGGCAGTCGGTACGACCGTTATCACCTTTGGCGTCAACCCAGGGCCCACCGTCTCCAACTATTATATCCAGGTCCTGAACGAGACGATGCTGGTGTCGGGAGCGAACTCGACCACCCTTACCGTCGTCCGAGGGCAGCTTGGGTCGGCGGCTGGTACTCAGGCCTCGGGTTCTCCCGCGACGATTGGTGGCGATGGCGGGGCTTTCGCGAATGGTGGTCTGGGTGGTCAGAATGCCACTGTGGGTGCGGCCCAGGGTGGGGATATGTTTATCCACGCCGACTTCGCGGGTGTCGCGCTCAATGTGAATGACTCGATTTCGTTCACCATCACTGACACGCTGACCTAAGAGGAGGTGTGGGTGCGAAATGCAACAGGCACCTACGATCCCTCCTTGTTTGATGTTGCTTCGCTAAAACAAGCCAAGTCCATCATTCTTACGCGCGAGGGGATTGGTGTTGATGAGCGCTGGGAGAAAGAGACAGCCTGGACGACCCCTCTAGTCATTGAGAAGCTGGGCCTTACCGCTTCGTCCCGGGTATTGGACTATGGGTGCGGGGTTGGACGGATGAGTAAGGCGCTGATCGATGCGATGGAATGTCATGTTGTTGGTTATGATATAAGCAGCAATATGCTGGGCCTGGCCCAGAACTATGTCAAGTCTCGCAATTTCAGGCCTATCCCAGAAGGAGTGAAAATCCCAGTCGTTCATTCCGCCATTTCGATCTGGGTCCTTCAACACTGTTACCATCCTGAGGTCGCTATTGAGGCGATCTACACCGCCCTCGTCCCTGGCGGGAAGTTGTTTCTCCTTAACAATGAGGCGCGTGCCCTTCCAGTAAGGTTGAAGGATAAGGTGACACGGGCCTTTATGAATGATAGAGTGGACCTTAAGGCGCTGTTGGATGAGCGCTTTAGGGTGTTGGAAAAGGGGCGACTTCCCAAAGAGCTGATGCCGGTCGGCCCGCAATATAGCTATTGGGCTGTGCTAGAAGCGAGGTAGTTCATGGGAACTATCACTCGCATTCATACGTCGGCTAGTAGCGGATCTGATACTATCCCCTATGGCGCGCAGTCCGTCTACCTGGAGGTAGGCGGCGGTGGTGGCGGCGGGGGCGGGGGTTCGGGCGGAGTAAGTGGCGGTGGTGGAGGGGGCGGTGGCTTCGTTAGCTATACCCTGGGACCTTTTACCAGTGCCGATTGGGGTAAGACCCTAACTTGGGCGGCTGGGGCTGGAGGTCCCGGCGGGCTTCCGGGTAATGGCGGGACCATAAGCAACTCGTCCTATATCACTAATGGGACGTATGGTGGGACCTTCAACCTATCATGCGGCGTTTCGGGCGGTGGGGTGGCTAACGGAGCCGGGGGGACGGGTGGCAATGCATCTGGTGGTACTGTTAACACTCCCGGGAACAATGGAGCTAACTCCGTTATTGGTACGGCAGCAGGCGGGGCCGGGATCGCCGGCACTCTCATAACCTCTGGGGCTGGTGGGAATGGGATCATAAACAGCACCGGGTTAGCCGGAACGGATGGATCTGTTGCCTTCCAATACACTGTGAGTGTAAACCCTACAATTCACAATCCCCAAGCCGCACACGCCTATTGGTCTCAGAAGGGGTTAATACACACCTCTATCGCTTCCGCCCTATCTGCTATTGCTTATGCGTCGCACTTTATGATTATGAACATTATTAGTGGCGAAGTTGTCAATCGGACGAGCACCATTGTAAAACCTCCTTTTCAGGTCACTTCTGGTGAGGCGATCTCACTCTTTAAGGCAGTATCAAGATCAGTTGGCACTTTTCAGGCTGAAGTTGTTAACCTACAAAAGGCCATTCTGAAACGCTTGGCTATCATCAGCCTCCAGGCCGTTCACTTAATCCGCGCCTTCCCTTTCAGGCGAGCCATTACGCAAAGTGAATATGTCATTCGGCAAAGCGCCATAAACAGGACCTTCTCCGTATCGGAAGGGATAGTCCCCAACATTCGGAAGGCTATCTTCCCTCAGCCCTACCAGGTCGCTACCCCTGAGGTGGTTAACCAGGTTTGGACCTTTATGCGGGGGCTCTCCATAACCCAGGCACAAGCCTTCTCGCTTCAGAAGGGCCTTACGAAGCTGTATAGTGTTACCACTACTGAAGTGGTAGCAATAATGCGGGTACTGGGGAAGGCTTTCAGTACTGTTGATACACAAGCTCTCAGCATCCAGCGCGCAATGGCTAGGGCTTACAACATAACCTCACTTGAGGCTGTTCGGGCCATAAAGGCGACGGGGAAAGCCTGGACTGTTGTTTCAAATGAGGTGGTTAATGCGGCTAAGTCAGTAGGCAAGCCATTCATTGTTGTTGATACTGAGCAAGTTGCTTTGTCGCAGAAGAACCTCGCGAAGATGGTTTATGTGACGAGTTCGGAGACGGTCCTCGCGATTGTGCGTGCTGGGAATAAGCACCTTAACCTGATAAGTGCAGAAGCGATTGGGGTGCTTAAGGCATCCTCGCGGACCTACACTATCTTCCAGAACCAGTCCTCACGTCTCCAGAAGTCAGTGGTCCGTATCCTTGGCGCTGGAACGGCGCAGGTTATCAACCGCACTGCTGTTGCTATCACTCGGAGTATCAGCCTCATAAGCGCCGAAGTGGCGAATCAAGTCTCGCTGAAAGCGAAGCTATTCCCAGTGAGCACTTCGGAAGCTCAGGTAATCAATACTATCAGGACGCACTACGCGGGCTATGGCGTAGTGGTCCATGTTGCGGAACTCCAGGTCATTAATCGAGCTGTCCTGGTACTACGAACCATTAGCATTGTCAGCGCTCAGATTGTCTCCGCCGCGCGCCTCTTCCCTCTTCGTGCCGCAGCGATCCAAGCGGAAGCGGTCGCCAACAAAAACATTGTCGTTAAGGTCATCAGTATCATCTCCGCTCAGTCTGTCATCCGCATCGGTATCTTTGCTAAGTTCGTCTTTGTTTCCATGAACCAAAAAGTGACCGCTCCCACGTTCTCATTTCTTCATCGAAGACGGCAGCTGCTAATGCTAAGGTACAAGAATACCGGCACATAAAGGGCCTCGATAGGTTGGATCGGTAAGATAACACTGATGTCAGGCGCATTGCTTCCCGGCCAATTCGCGACTCAGCTGGGCTATGTCCAGATGACGACTATCTCGGCGGCCACCGCCCTGGTCGTTCCAGTGGGCGCGACCTATGCCCTTCTCCAGGCGGAAGCCCAGGATGTAAGGTGGCGGGATGATGGGACGAACCCGACCACGACGGTTGGGATGCTGCTAAAGGCTGGGCAAGACCCTAGCGGGTTTACGGGGGATCAGATCAAAGCGATGCTGGTTATCCAATCCACCGCAGGAGCAATCCTCAACATTTCGTACTACAAGTAGGAGTGAACGGATGCCTCAAGGTCCACTCAGTACTCTAACGGTTGCGAAGTCCCAGGCCGGTGGCGTGGCGCCGCTGACGGCGGATGCGTCCGGCGTCCCGATGACCACCTCGGGGGGCCTTAGCTCGGCGCTCAACGTGACGGCGGCAACAGTCATTAAAGCGTCGCCAGGGCGGCTAATCAGGCTGGTGATCCTTACGCCTGGAACTACCTCGGGCGCTTGGACTTTTAATGACACGACAACCGTGGGCGGTGCGGCAGCAGCCAATGCTATCTTCAGTATGGCCTTTGGTTCGACTGCCAACGTCGCGGGCGCAGTTATCTACCTGGATTTCCCGTGTCAGAATGGGATTGTTCTGTCGGCCGTTCCAGGTGGTGGCTCTCCAGTGGCAGCGATTAGCTACGTCTAAGCTCTTGGGAGACTAACTTGGCAGTTACATCGACTAGTATTGTCGTCGTTAACGTCACCCAGACGGTAGCGCCGACACCAAGTATTCTCCAACAGTCGGGCGCGTTGATTAGCCAGGGAGGCACCAATAAGGCGGCTAACACCCTCACGCTGGTCCCGAACCTTTCGACGCTGAATGGTATCCTGGCGGCTGCTAAGCCCATAAGCACATTGACCTGGGCTGGTAACGTAGTGACCGCGACCACTACCGCGCCCCACGGATGGACGGTGAGCGATCAGGTCTTGGCCGTGATCGCGGGGGCTTCCCCGGCGGGGTACAATGGAACCGTCACGATTACCATTACCGGGGCCAGCACTTTCACGTATCCGCTGACCCCGAACCCGGGTACAATGTCAGTTCCGGGGAACGTGACGCTATGGAGTGAGTCCGAGCTTCTCCAGATGGGCACCACCTACTTCGCCCAGAATGGTGTGAACGCGGTCTACGTCCTGGAGCTTGGGGAAGGGACGCCCTCGGAAGGGGTGACGGCCCTTAGTGCCTGGATCAATACCAATCCCGGGATCATCTATTCGTACCTGGTCCCGCGCGAATGGGACAACAACTCCTCCTTCCTCGCCTTTCTGACGAACTTCAACGCGCCTGCCGCTAAGACATACTTCTTTGTCACGACGACCCAGGCCAATATGGCCAACTATGCGGGGGATAAGTGTGTCTTCGCGCTCGTGGAAGCGCCTGGTGTGGCGGCGACGGAGTTCTCTTGCGCGGCCCCATTCTCAGACACCCTCTCCTTTAACCCTGGGTCCTCGACCCAG